GGCTGCGGCTGCTGAGGGGCCTGCGGCTGCTGGAACTGCTGAGGGGCCTGCGGCTGCTGGAACTGCTGAGGAGCCGTAGGCTGCGAGGCTGCACCAAACCCGGCTGGCGGCGTGGCCGGACCGCTCTGGAAATTAGGTCCGGGCATCAGCCCGCCGCGCATGGGTGTGCCGGCCTGTGGTGCGGGCGGGGCTTGTGTAGGAGCGGACGGCGCGGCCGTCGGTGCGGGAGCGGCGGTCATCGGCGCTGTCGACATGCTTCGTGTTCCTCGATCAATTCGGTTAGCGCGTGCACCCGCCCCTGCATCCGGTGCATATCTGCGGGGTCGCTACAAGATAGTAGGTTTTGGATAGCGCCTTCCCGCGCGCTATGCAAGCCCCCAACAATAAGCTGGTAAGTGACCGGGTCACTCAGTAGCTGGCCCAGCGCAAACGCGCGCTGTTTAGGGTCGATCGGAGTACCCGAAGAAAAAGGGGTCATACAGCGTGCCGGCGGAACGCGAACACCAGATTGTCGACTGCGTGGTGGACGCCGGCCAGAGACCGGGCCATGGCCCAGATATAGCAGGTGTCGAACACCACTTGCTTAACACGGTCGGGTAACGGTTTCTCGGTGACCGTCTCGCCCGTGCGCTCGTACAGCGCCCACTCGTCGAGGAAAGTAAGCCCGTCAGCGAAAGCAATCGCGCCGTGGCCGGCGGGAAACGACGGGTGGTTTGGGGCGCCTTCGGGGTAGGCCGTTATGTTCTCACCCAAGACTTCTTCGGGTCGCGGCACGCCGAAAAAGTATTTCATCTCGAACGCTTCTTTGGCTGCGCGGGAACGGTTCAGCGAAACCGGCATCCACGAATCGACAGCGGTCTCAATGAAATCAAAATGATCGGTGGCGGACCCCTTGGGGCGGCACCCGATGTCGATCAGCCAGTCCATTAGTATCCGCGCTAGGTCCGTGGGGTTGTCCATGTGGACAACTCGCGCGAGACCAGCGGGGTCGTCGAACGAAAGAGGCGCAGCGAGATTGAAGGTTTCATGCGCTCGGGCCAGCGGCTCAGGGATTTCTTCGGGGAAAGTGCCCCAGTCGCCAGGGTAGTATTTCTCCATGAACCAGCGCGGAAACGTTCCGGCGACCACTTCCTTACGGACCTCGGCGATCTCACCCGCAGAAGCCTTCAGCGCCGCATCGTTACACAGATCAGCGGGCAAACGTACGCCATGGTCTTTGCCTTCCCGCACAGACACAAGCCGCGAAGGTGCGCGACGGAATCCTCTGGCGTAGGCGTTGCTGACCGGGAACTCCAGGCCCTGCTCGGCGGCGCCTTTGGCGAATTTTTGCATGGTCATTCTTCGGGCCTCCGTTGGTGCTCGATCAATCGCTGGCTGTCTTCCACAGACCGCTCAAACTGCGTCATGTGCGCAACCAAGAACTTGTTCATGTCGCGTAGTTCTGTGTTCGCGGCTTCGACAGCTTCGAGTTTTGTCTTGAGATCTTCGACTTGGTTTTTGAGAGCAGTGATCTGGTCTTCGCTCTCGGTACCGCCGCGCGCCATATTGTTAAGCGCGATCACCGCGGCCGTAACCAAGGCACCGCACACCAACATGATAGGTTTCTCGTTGCTTGCTGGCATAGCAACAAAGAACATCATGTACAGCATACCGATCATGACACCGAGGAAGATCATCCCCACCATCACGGTGTACCACTTCGTTTTGCCGGAACCGGCTTCAACAAACTTGGGCATCAATTATACGCCTCCCACGCGACCGAGAAGTCAGAGTTGCCGCTGCTGGCGTTCAGGCGCACTTGCGACAGGTCGATATTCTCCAGCGCGTACGCGGCATGGTATGGACCGGTTGTGGTGAACGCTGCACCTGTGGCGGTGGCTGGCTCGCTCCCGTCGACAGACCAACGAACGAAGCCGGTGCCGAAATCCTCGATAGCCACAATCCGCCCGCGCGTGCCCGCTGCGACCGGTAGCTGTACGGTGTTGCCGTTGTTGACCCACGTGAACACACCCGGCGTGACGTCGCGTTGCGCTGAGACGGTGGCCTCGGCGATCTCAGCGGCGGTCGGCCCACCATAGGTCGCGTCAGGCGCAGTGTTCGCCGCGATCTGGCGGAGCAGTTCGCACTGTTCCTCCAGCTTCTGCCGCTCGGCATAGGAGCAAGGCACGACCTCGCCTACAATGGTGCGCGGGACATTCTCGTTGCCGCAGACGGTCTCGTAGGTGCCCAGCAGCGCGCGCGATCCGTCTGCGCGGACACCGTAACGGCACTCGAACTCGGGAGGCTCAGGCGTATCGACCTCGTAGTAGGCCAGCGAGTTCGCGCCCGGCCCCCAGTCGTCGATGATGTTAACCCATGCACCGCTGTCATTCGGGTCCGACCCTGCGGGTAGGCAGAACGTGTTGAGGGCTTGCGTGACGTAGGCGTTACCCTCGGTGTCAAACGTGCCGCCGTTGGGCTGGATGGGCGGGTTGCCCCATGGCGTCCCGACACCGGTCACCCAATCCACATCGTAAGACAGGTTGGAACCGTTCACGATCAGGGTATCGGTGCTGTTGTCGATCATCATCGACGTGCCGAAGCCAAAAACGCCGCTTATGTTAGCCACGAAATCAACCGTGGCCGTGGTCACAGACGGATCGGAACTGACATTCACGCAATACAGGCCCGCATCAGCGCCGCCCGTCTCCTGAGCGTACAGCTTGCCATCCGCCGACCTGAAAGATGCCGCCGAAAAGGTCTTCGGGTTTTCCGTCAGGCCCGGCTTTAGTACGCCGTCGATGACGGTCATGTTCGGGAGCTGCGTGTCGGTGTTCACATCAACACGGGTGATCTGGTCCGGCGAGACGAAGTTATAGAGGACGCGATTCACTACGTCTGCCGACCCGCCCGCGCTTGCCACCGAAAGGGTGGAGACGTTGGTCCACGTTTTTGACAGGAAGCTGTAACGGGCAAAGCCCCCGCCGCTGTCGATCAGCAAGAGGAACTTGGCCGGAATTTCGCAAAAAATGTCCCGTTCGGTCGTCAGGAAGCTCTCGACGCACTCGCCCAAGTAATAGTCGGACGGGCTGGGGTCAGTGGTGCCTGTTGCCAGAACACCGCTATTGTACTTGGTGCCGTCCTGGTTATAGACCAGAACTTGGTACTCGGTCTCCTCAAGAAGCCCGTCCCCGTTCGGCGCAAGAAAGCTGACGTAGCGGCGAATGTGCGTAGCTTCACTGTCCTCGCCCGAAGCCTGCCAGCAGACGACCTGCTCACTGACGATGGTGTTTTCATCCGTTGGAGGGCACTCGCCCGGCAGTGCGAACGCCGGAGGCGCAATCGTGCCGGTTTCGTCGAACCACTCGAACGGCCCGTCGGGCTGCACCTGCTGGCGGTAGACAGTCTGCTCCGGCTGCCCCCCGGCGTTGGGGTCGCCGTCATACACGCAGAACGGAAGCGTCTCGGTCTGCACCGTGATCGACCCGCAGGCGTAGGGCAAGAAGCCGTCAGGTGGCACCGAAGAAGGCACGCCAGCGGCGCCGTAGATGTACTCCCGCGCGCCGTCGCAGTCCTCGCGCCACAACACGACGCCTTGGTCAGCGCAGCCCTCCTGCCACACCTTGTCAGTCGGCTTGGCTTCGGAGCCGGACGGAGAAACAGGGTCGGTCACAAAGGCGCTTCCGACCTTGTCGCATTTATCCCACGTTCCGGGAATATTCGGCGGGCCTTCGACCGTGATGTGGCGGTTGGGGTCAGCGTCGTCCTGCCGGATACGGTAATACTTCTCGGAGCCGGACACGCGGTCTCCGTTTTTGTCTTTCTCGTAACAGATCGTCCATTCTTCAACCTCGGGAACAACCCACTGGTTGCCTAGATCGTTAATGGAGTGCGGCGCGTTCGGGATTTCCTGAACCCAAGCGCCCGGCGAACCGGGAGCCGGATCAAGCGCTGGTCGGTAAGTGTAGATACGCGGCCCGGTGGACAGCAGATACGTGCCCGCAGCTTGCCACGACGCTCCGGTGCCACTGCTAGGCGCGCTCGTCTCACCGATGCGAGTGACCTCAAGCGTATTCGGGTCGATCTGCCAAAGCACGGTGCCCGTGCTCTGACCAAAGGTTGCGCCTCGGATGTCGCGAGCCATGAGAAACAGGTTGCCCTCGGGGTCGAAGAACCAGTCACCCGGCCCAGCGGACAGAGGCGCACCGTCGCGCACGTCGACCAGCGTTCCGAGGGTTGTTACCGCGCCAGTGCTGAGGTCCGCGACACCGACCGTGGAGCCGGAGCCAATGCCCAGCCAATATTCTTCGGTGCCGGGCCGAAACGCGCCGCAGGGATAGCTGCCGGCGAACGCGGAGTTGCCAGACGACCCGACCAACGTCATGCTAGTGGGGTCGTTCAGCGGAGCAGTGTAAAGTGTTCCGCCGACCTGATAGACCACCAGCGGGTTGTTGGTGTTGTTGTTGATGTCCATCGAGAAACCGCCGACGACGGTTCCGTCTGGCACCGCCGTCTTGCCGTAGTCCGTCCACACGCCGGTCGTTGGGTCGTAGGACATGATGTCGCCCGCGCCGTTCCACGCCCACGTAATCGCGTATACGTCGGGTAGGAAACACCGCTGCTCGGTGTTCGCCGGAAGTAGATCGGGTGCGGTGGCAAACGCGCTCATGTTTCAATCTCCAAGTGCTTAGGTATGACCCCCCATCCGCGGGGGGTCACGTCTAAGAACTCGCCCCGGCCCGGCGTTACGCGCCTTTCGCGGGCGCGTAGTCTTTCTTGACACAGATGATGACCAGCGCCGAACAGTCTTCGAGGACTTCGATCGTGTTCGCCGTGTTCACGCCGTCAGTGTCGGACCACGCCGCGACCGGGTTGTCCGTGTCGCCGTTGAGTACGATGCCGGGGCGACCGTCCTTGGTGGCGATGGTGAACGAGCCACACTCCGCCATGTCTTCCAGCGCAATGTCGGAGCCTTCGACGCTGAACGCGGTCGTCGCGGATGCCGCAAGTGCGGCGGCAAAGACATCGGCGACCGGTTGCGCGGCGGCGGGGCCGTCGATGGTGAAGGGCGTCAGGTCTTCTTTATCGGTCTTCTCAGCGGGCGCTGCGCCCGGATTGAAAGTGGCACTCATTTCAATGGTCTCCGTCGCCCCAGTAGCGGGGTCTATAGTGTAAACGACACCGTTCTCGAAGTCATACCCCCCGGCGTCGTTACAAGGGTAGACGATCCACGCGGGCGCGCAGGTCTCGGTATGGGCCAGGCCCTGAATGATAGCGGGTTTGTTGTCTTGGACAAGTAGGTCTTTTATTTCATCCAGACACGCCAGTAGTGCCGCGTCAAAAGGGCTGCCGGCTTCGCCACACTCCTGTGTGATGTGCACGCACCGGTCGGTCGGTAGTGCTGCTACGTCCAGCTTGTAGTTACCCGGCAAACCGACGAGCGCGGCGGGTGATTCGGCCGATAGCACGATCTCATTGCCCGCCAAGTCACGTGCGGGTTCCGGGGCCAGATCGGCGTAGCACTTCAGCACCGGTACCGTCTCGTCGCCCACAAGCCCGCAGGCTTGCAGTAGGCACGTCTCACCCGACGGAACACAGAACGGCTCAGGCGGCCTCTGCGGGCGGCAAGACACGTACAACTCGTTCGGAGCATTTGCAGGTTTTCGCGACATATCAAGCCACCGTTACGTTCGGGGTTATCAGGGGTGGCTGGTTCGGGTCGGACACCGGCTCTACGACAACCTGTCCCCCTCCATACAGCACAACGTTACCAAAGGTCCAGTTTTGCGGCTCGGCGTCACCGACCTGAATGTCGTTGGTGTAGGCGTCCTGCACCAGAAAGTCGGCCCCTACAATATCGCCACGCTCGAAGTGGATATTGCGCAGCGCGCCACGGTAGCGAACACCCGCCGGGTTACCTATCCCCGTGACCCCAGCGGCGTTGTAGTCCCAACTCCCGATGGTGATGTCGCGCGTGTACCCCTTACGGACAGAACCCAACGTGTTAATGTTCAAGCCTAGAGTGGACAACTCGCCCCGCCCATCGAAGGTAGTGTTGATCGTCTCGTTGGCCAGTACCACGTTGGCGATCTCGCCGCCGCGCCCGAAAAAGTTCTCGATGGTCGCGCCATTGACGTTGTTGACCTTGAGGCCCTGCGGGCCGTGCATCGTCCGGTCCAGCGAGCCGTTAGACACGTCCACGCTCAGGTTACGGACGACCAGCCCCGTGCTTGCCGGAAGCCCACCTTCGCAGGCCCTGTTGAACACGTTAATCCCAGAACCGGCCCCGGGCAAACCCGCGACACCGCCGATCGTAACGTTCTGGAACGTCAGGTCCGTGAATTTAGCCAGCGCCGGGTCGGTCTCGACGTCGCCGTACTGCGCGGCAAAATTCGCGAAATTGTAGAACTCGCTGTCGTAGACACCGACATTCTGGACCACGCCCTCAAAGGCTACCCCAACGTAAGGCCGGTCTGTCGGAGCCTGGGCCTGACCGTCGAAGCACATGCCGCGCACTGCGGCGTTTGACACATCGCGCACCAAAAACCCGTAATTACCGCTCGGGTTGCGTGAACCAACGATCACCTTCGGGTTACCGACACCCACCCAGTCGGTGTTACTGCCCACGACAACACTAGATCCTTGCGTCGCCTGCACGGCGTTGGTACCGTCGCCCAGGCGCCACGCCACATTCGGTGGAGGAACGAGGACGGTACCGCCACCCGCGGCGGTCGCTGCTGCCTGAGCCGCCTGAAAGGCCGCGCTGTCGTCGGTAACGCCGTCGCCCACCGCCCCGAATTCCGTAACCCTGAAAACATTCCCGCTCACGCCCGGAGGCCCTTGCTCGCCCGGAGGCCCTTGCTCGCCCGGGGCACCCTGCGGTCCTACTGGGCCATTGATCCATTGCTCGCCGCTCCAGAACCGTGTCTGCCCCGACTCAAAGTCGTACCAGACCTCTGACTGCCCGGAACTGGGCGGTTCATCAGGCGGTGGACCAGCATGAGCGGCAACATTCGCCGTAACACCTCCCGCCTGCGCGCCATGACAGCGGCAGTCGCACGCGCCCGGCTTGATCGCGAGCGTACCCAACGGGTTATCCCTCGTCCGTTTTGTTGGTGTACGGAGTCTTGTCCTCGCGCAGCGGACCCTTGTTCCCGTAGAGCGGGAGGTGCCAGTCGTCGGGGCGCTCCGGCTTACAGTTACCAAACCGCGGAGGTCGGCACTCGTCCTTCACTGTCTCGCGTTCGCAGTCGCAGCACTGGCATCCCATGATCGTACCCGCCTATATCCTGACGGGGTGCATCTTACACGGCTCCGCCTGATGGAGCAAGACCGACGCTGGCGCCGCTGTCTGCGGGCGCTGAACGCCCGTCGAGCGCCGGAGGCGGCGTGCCTATGGGCGGAGCCGCCGGTGACGCCTGTAGCCCCGACTGCTGCCCGAGGGCGGCGCCCAGAACGCGCAGGCGCGCGGGCCGGTCGGGGTCGTCCAGCACTTCGCCCTTCATGTACCCGAGCGATTGCAGGATGTCGGCCAGCACGCGCTCCATCCCGTTCACCGGGACGAGCGGTGTCCCGTCTTCCTTCGCGACACCCACAAATGGAGCCATGACCTGAAGGGCGTCGGTCGCCCGGTTCTGCGTAAGCTGCCGCTGGAGAAGCCCGCTCGACCCACGAGCCACGATCTGCGCGTCTGCCTTGATGCTTTCATCGGTCCCGTACATCATCTCCATGTGGTAGAGCGCTTCGACCTTCGGCTCAGTCAGGTCTTTGTCGATCGAGGCGATCGCCCGCTTGATCCCGCGAGCCGCATTACCAAGCAACATCGACAATCCGCCCAGCGTACGCCCGGCACCGGACGTCTGCGGCGAACCAATCGCGAAAGCCGGGATACCACTCAGATCGTCCATCTCCAGTTTGTACCGGTCATAGACGCCCTGCAACTGCGTCGCGATGCTCGGGATGATGTGTGGTCGCAAAGCCGGCGCGTTAGAGCCGGTTATCGGGTCAGGCTTGGCTGCGTAAAACCGCCACGGGACGATCTCGTGCACGTCGTCTTCGCCTTCAAGGCGCTTCTGGTCGTACTCAAAGATCGGCCCCGACGCGAGGCCCATGTTCCCGACCAGAGCGCGTGCGGCGGCGTTCGCGATCCGCTGCGGATCCTTGACGATGTACATCAGCGATCGGCCCCAGAAGCACCCCGGTATCGGCTGGAACCGCGCTACGTCGACCGGCCTGCGGCCCATCGGGCGCGGGTTCAACTCGGCGCGGATAACCCGCCCGCCGCAGACCCAGACCTCGGCTTCAACCGTGCCGTGGGGATCAGTCCCCCCAATACCGAACTCGTAGAGCATCCGGGCGTCGAGCGCTCCATAGAACGCCAGCACCTTGTACGAGCCAGTCTTGGCCCCGTCCTCGTAGCGCAGAGCCAGATTACGCGACATCTCGTCATTGTCGCCGTAGTGCGACCACCACTGCGTCCCTTTCGGATGGTCGACCAGAACACCCCGGATCGCCTGCTCGGAGAAGCCCGGCATCCCGATACTGTCCACAAGGTTCTTGCGGTTCAGGTGCATCCTGTCGACGTAGAACATCCCGTTCTGCGGCGTGGTGCTGTCCGGGCTGGGGAAACAATCGAACGGGCTGACCCGCTCCACCTGCACCGTGGGTTCCTCGACCTCGACCATCTGGCGCCCGAGCCACCGCATCCGCTTTTGCAGCCGCACGATCGGCCCGCGCATCACGGCCACCGGGTAGATCGACAGGTCAACGAACACATCGTTGAACGCCGACCGCCACCCAGCCTCGGTCATCAGGTCGCTCAGCCGCTCCTGCATACCCTCGGTAGCCGCCTGCGCGATCTGCCGCGCGTGGGCGTTGGCCACCTGCCGCATCCGGGGGAGCACCCTGTCCAGCCCCTCGGGGCTGAGGCGTCCCGCGATCAGTTCTTCCTGGAGCCGGTCGACCACCACTCGCTCAAGCCACTCGGGTAACTGCGGCTGCGGCGTCGGGCTGATTACCCACGGCCGGTCTTCGGCGTTCAGTAAAATATCTTGTAGCCAGCCTTGCAGCGCCCGCGCTTTCAGGCTCGAAAGACCAAGATAGACGTCCTTGCCCTTCTCGATCAGCGCGGCTTCCTGCGTAGAATACTTGTCCTGGTACGCAGCGTAGCAGTATTCGAGTTCTTCCTGCACACCGGTCATGCACCGATGCTCGGCCGCCACGCGGTAACACGCCTCCACGAACGCCGCCAGCTCAGCACCCAGCCCCCGCGGCCGATCGGGCTGACCACGGAACATCTCGTCGAACACGTCGAGCGTCTGCGCACGGACCTCGCGCTGCGTCGGGTTCTGGGCGCTGGTCAGCAGCGTCATGTCACATATCCATGTCTTGGGCGTAGCTTTGCATACCCCAGCTTAGCATCCCGACAGCGCTGGTGCCACCGTTGTTGTAGTGGTGGCGGTACAGCCCGTTCGTCATTGAGGTCACGCCAGCGAAACGTATCTGCTCCTGTCCGGTCAGATCGGACAACTCGACCTGCTCCTGTATGTTGTCGGCCCACTCGCGCAGGTAATTAACGAACCCGTCCAGCGTGGCGTCGAACACAGGCCGCGTCTCGGTCGGACCATCGGGATTAACCTCACCGTTGATCGTGGCCAGTCGGAGCGGTCCGTGCGGCGGGGGAGTGGGTGTGTCAGGCATACAGATACTTCTTCCGTGGTGTGGGCTTCCTGTTCCGGTCGGGCTGGTCCAGCACCGATCCTCGGTAGTGGTAGAGCTTGGCGTACTGCTCGGCGTCGTGGACGTGTGACCAGTCACCCTTGTCGGCGCGGAAGATGTTCTGTCGCGACTTCTGCTCCTTGTAGTGGTACGCGCCCTCGAACCCCTCGATCAACCACTCGCAGGACGGGTCGTAATATGCCGCCCCGATCCTCGTGAGGTAGTGGCGCACCGCGTCGTGGCGCATGGTCGGATCGTTGGTGTACGCCTGCTGGATCGCGAACCCGCGCTGCTGAAGCATGTGGAAGGCGTTGTACTGGGACACGCTCTCTTTACGGTCCGCGCTCGGGTCACCCACGATCAGGAGCGGGCAGCCAGCGAACCGAGGCGAGCGGATCAGCGGCAGGATGCGTGTGTCGATAAATTCTTCGAGGCCGATGTCAAAGGCCACCGCCTCGGCGAGCGTTGCGACGGCACCGGTGGAGAACATCTGCGTGGGCACGAAGGCCGGGTTGCGCCCGAAGTCCATCCCCGCCACCACGAGCCGCCCCGGCTCCAAAGGGATCGTATTCAGCGCGACGTGGCGATACCGCTGGAACTCCGGGTAGATCGCCCGACCCTTGAACAGCGCGCCATAGTTCCCGAGCACGTAGACGTGGATATAGTCCCAGTCGTTCCCCGGTATCTGATCGAAATAGTAGTCGTAGCCTTTGTCCAGGTTCTCGATGTTCTCCGCGAGCGGGTTGGGCCGGTACGCCTTGCGCTCGTTGTAGGCCCCAAGCTGTGGGTCGTAGAACAGCGGCGGCGGCTGACGGAAGACCTCATGCCCCTCGGGCTTCTCTTTCTCGAACGTGTCGTGCCACCATGAGGTCGTGTTGGGCGGGTTCGACTCGCCCCAAATGCCGGTCCACGTCGCGTTCTTGGGGTAGCGCAGGCGACCACGGATCGCGTTGATGATCCCCTTCTCCATCTCCGCGCACTCGGAGAGGTACACCCCTGTGTACTCGGAGCCTTTCAGCGCCTCGGTCGCTGTGATCGCGTCGTGGAACGCCCGGTACCGGACCTCGGTATTGACGGTTGTGCCGTCGGGCAAGGAGAACCGCGCTGTCCAGTCGAGGCTTGGGCTTTCACGCCATGTGCCCAGACCGGGCGGGGTCCAGTCCCGCGCAGTGGCCATCACCGTGTCTTTGAGCTGGGGGTATGACCGCCTGCCGACGACGAACCGCGTGTGCCGGACACCGTGCTCGTCCGGGGCCTGTCCGCAGGCACGGCGCAGGATCTCGATCGGCCCCGCTGCCACGGTCTTACCAGTACCGACCGCGCCGAACACGACACGGAAATAGACGTCACTGGCGTGGAACCGGGCCATCGTGGGCGTGGCTTTGTAGTTGATCGCGCTCATACCGGGCCAGCGTTACACGGAAGTCACTGGTTCGCCAACCCGTACTCGACCACCAGCGCCGCCAGATAGACCGGACCGACGACCACGGCGGTGGCGCCGGCCCATATCAGCGCGACCTTCAGCGTCTCACTTATCGGGTCGTAGGGGCTGTTGTCCTTCATCCGTTCGGCCTTTCCTCGGTCGGGGGGTTACCGCTCTTTGTGGTGGCCGTGGTCGGGGGCGCCGGCGCCATATCGCCGAAAACCCACCCGATTGTGGGGATGTTCGGGTCAGGGGCTGAAGGAGCGGCTTGTCCGGGCATGTGCGTGGGCGCGGACGAAAAAATACCCGGCGACGCACTCGGCGCCCCGGGTTGAGTAGAGGGAGGTATCCTGCCGTCGAGCAGTGCAGCATTATGAGTGGAACCACCCTGCGCCAACCCGGATCCGATGTCAATGTTGATCTGCACAGGCATCAGGCTACTCGCCCCGACACCGGCGATCTTGGCCGGCATCCACTGCTCGGGGTCGGCGCAGGCCGCGATGTCCCGCGCGACCTTCGACAGCGCTTTCATGCTGGACTGCTCGGCCGGGGATGTGGCCCGCCGGGACAGCACGTACATGGCCCGGGTGAGTAGTGCATCGGCGAAGTTCTTCGAGGCGATGGCAAGGTCTTCAGGGTCGAGCCGTTTACTGGTCCACTTCGCGAAGGCCATGGCCGGCACCTTGAAGTGACTGGCGATCTCGGTCCGGGTCCAGCCCAGAGAGATGAAGTTCAGGATCAGGTCCGTTCCGGCAGCGTCGAGGATCGCGTAAGCGTGGTCGGTCGGCATGATCTGCATGGGCATGTCAGTGTGGACACCCATGACGGCACCGTAGTGCTGCTGGAGTTCCTTGAGCGATTTGCCTTTGGCGAATGTGGCGTCCACGGGGTACCTCTAACAGAAATGGGCGGTGCAAGCACCGCCCATCCCCGACCAAGCAACGGGAAGCGCGTAAGTGGACACCAGCGCCAGACCCGCTTGGTATCTAGTATGGACCGGGAATTGTGTCAAGACGAAAATTTTCTGGCTCATGTTGGGGGTGGGGGTCGTTTATGGGCGCGGTCCGGTGGGGGTGTCACCGGCCACGCATCTTCATCATCGAGGTAGTAGCCGTTGTGCCCTTCCCGCTTTATGGGTGCGCCCTTCTTTCGTGCGCCTAAGACTGCGATCCGTACACACTGCTCTGACCATTCGGGGCCGCCTTCAGGGTCAGGTTCGTAAAACAGCTTGGCGAGTTCTCTGGCTGAGACGCGCGGGCACCGCCGTATGATCGCGACGACGCGCAGTTCGCGTAGGTTCAGTCTGTTCCACCAGTCAGGGAGTTCGGGTACTGTTTACTTGCTCATGGTAGCAATTAGATAGTTGAGTATGGTGGGGTGTGCAACAGTTTTTTTTGGGTGGAGAAGTTGCCTGTCGAACCCTGTCGTATACAGACAAGGGGGGTGTTTTAATCGGTGGGTCCGGTGGGGGGTGCCCCCGGAAGCGGAATTTACATATTCTCGCCGTGTAATAGGGGTGCGGCGGAACGACGCGCGGGAAGGGCTCGCCCCGGATAGCGAATCAACCAGCGAATCAATCGCACACAAAAAAGGCCACCCCTTAGGGTGGCCTGGCAGTCGCGCTGTCTGGTGGTGTTACTTGGCCATAGCTTTCGCCAACGCTTCGCTAAACGCCTCACGTTCGGTTTGCGACTTGAAGTTAACGACAAGGGCCGTGCCATCTTCCAACGCGCCTTGCACCCAGGTTGACGGGGCGTCTGTGGTCGCAGCGACGTTGTGCGCCAGTGCGTTCAGAGTCAGGCGCATCTGGGGGGCGGGGCCATTCGCAGCCTTCTTTTTGACCTTGAGGGTGCTGTGGCCCTTAACGCCGAGCTGCCGCGCCAACGCAGCGTTATCGGCTGTAACTGGTCTGTCGTTTTCTTTCGCGGTATCGACGATGTGCGCCACGCGATCCGTGACGGCTTCCTTCGCCTCGACAATGGTTTCGGGCGCGACAAAGCCTTCAACGTTGTAAGCACCCGCGCTAGCCATTGCCTGTCCCATCTGTGTGCGCAGCGCAACGCTGGCCTCGGCGACGATTTCGGCTGCGTCCGGCTCAACAAAAAGAACATGCAGCCACACACGGCCACGCTTCACAAACGCCGAGGTGTCGCGTTCAAACTTGGCCAGTAGGGCGTCAATCGTGTCTTGCTCTGCATCCAGCTTCTTAAGCCCCTTGCGTATCGTTGCCGCCTTCATACCGTCAATGCCGGTAGCGCCGCCTAGCTTTGCCGCTTGCCCGGCCAGGATAGCTTCAAAGGCGCCCGCGCGTTGCGCGTCGAAAGCGGCGAGGGCGAAAGCAGGCGAGGCGATAGCTTGCGTAATAGGGTTGGTCATTTGGTTAGTTCCTTCTTTGGCGCCAGACACTGTGTCTAGCTGTGCTCAATCTATAGACACCGTGCCTATCCGTCAACTGCACTCGCTAGCAGACTAGACACGGTGTCTAGGATTGTTCAGGCAGCTAGACTATACCCAACCTACTACACAATACTGCACTGCAACACGGACGTAAGTATAGTTGGTACGGAAAGTATGTTACGTTCTACATCACGGAAACGTGAGCGCCCTGAAACATTGTCCAATAAACTGTTTTTCAACTTTAAGGATAGCAGTACTACGCCGCTTAGTTGCGTCGCCACATTTCGTTCTCACGTGTTCTTCTCACGACAACGAAACATACTTCAATAAAGCAGCCGTGTTTAGCGACAGGCCGTGTTTGTTTTATAGACACCCATAAAGGGTAATTCTGTATAGTGTGTTGTTATGTATTTGTATTTATTATATTTATTATGTTAGTTATATAAGCAATGTTTTTTTACTAAACAGTGTAAGTTGACTACCAGAGGACTTTTTATCTGCTACTGAAACTACATAAAAAATTATTCAATAAAATCAACGATGTTCGCTAGCCTGAACTAAAATATTCAACAAAATCAAACACTTAAAAAGTACAACACACTACACAGACTAACCCATTGAAATCATTACTTTTCAACCGTCCTAATCGGGGACCGTTGAAATCGTTACCAAATTTTTTTTCTATTTTCTGCCCTGAATATCAAGGCTTCTTTATATCCCGAAAATTGTACTCCCTCCGTTCTCAAAACCCGGAAACACCTACAAAAACAAATGCTTATATACTGGTGCACTATATAACATACTGAACTCTAACCATAATTAACACGACCTCGTGTCTCGGGAATGAAACAAGCACTGCTATAGAATTGGACATTGATTTCATTGAAGTATGTTATTTTGTTTGTCCCCCTTTGTTCTCACTGTGTAGTACGTTGTGTTACCAAGCCTACTAAACCGCTATACCGGACCGGATAGTCACTGTGTCTGTTGCGCCGCACCGTACCCCGTGCCATAACGAGCACTCTACTGAACAATCACCTACCCAAACAACGGAGATAGACACTATGACTACTTTCAACTCGACCGGCCCCAGCCACCGTGCCCCATCAGCCAGTTACATCAGCGAACAGACCGCGTGTCTCATCGCGCCCTTCGAGACCATCAGTCACGGCACCCTGGCCCATGACGATCTGGCCCTCGCCCTGATCCCCTACATCGAGGCGATCCCGGAAGAACCGGCGTCGTCGATCACCCTTCTGAAAGAACTGCGCGCCCTCGCCGGTGTCGATCATCACGGCACCCCCGTGCCGGACACCCGGACGGACAACGACCACGAATGGGCCGACGAGATCATCATGGACGCCTGTGTCATGATCGGCGACTACGCCCCGCCCCTGACCTGGATCGGGTTCTCGGACACCGACGGCACAGACCTCGGCTGCTGGCCCGTCTCCCCCGACTCCATCTACGAGGACGACGCCCTGCGCGCCGAGAACGCAAGCGGCGACGGTATCCACGACCCTGCGCAGGTGCCCCCCGGCACCATGGGCCTCGTGCTGGAGGTGAACGAGCGCGGTAACGCCACTCTCTATGAGATCACCGGCTGGACGCCCGAGTTCCGCGAAATCTGGAGCGTGGTCTGATCCCTGACCACCCCACAGCAAGAACCCACGCCCTTGCCCCGGCCCCCGTGCCGGGGTAACTTGTATTCACTGACTACCACACTCACCGAGCAACGGAGACCAGACACCATGCCTTTCCTGAACACCAACTCGACCACCTACCGGAGACGCGTACAGGAGTACCTGTACGCTGACGCGCGGATGCCCGACGACTGGCCCGAAGAATACGGCGCAGCGGAATGCGACCTAGCGCCAGCGGGCGTCCCGCAGCTAGTCGGCAACCCCCGAAAATGGCGTACCGCTCCGGCAGTGCTCGCTTACCGCGCACTCTACCTCGCGCAGCGGTTCGACGCCGAGTACAACTACGAGGGCAACCGCCGACGCTACCCCAACCTGCAAGATCGTGTCGCGTACTGGCTGTCGGGTCTGGCGATCAACGTCGCCTACACCTACGCAGACATCGAGGTACTGGCGCGGGAGTGGCACAGCCCGAACACCCTGACCGACGCCGAGGTCGAGCGGTGCGTCGACCAGTGGTTCAAGCACCTGGCCCTCCACATCCTGCGCGCCTGGCGCGCATACGGGATCGAAGTTAAGGCCTGACGCCCTTGCCCCGGCCTCAGTGCCAGGGTAACTTGTATTCACCAACTACTAGCAACGGAGACCAGACACCATGTCTATCCGCAAGTACAAGACCGAGGCCGGCGCAAGCCGCGCAGGCCGACACTACACCGCCAAATGGTCCCACCGGATCAAACCCACGTTCAAGGTGACGCAGCACCCCACGGACTTCTGCTACGCGCTGCAAGTCTGCCTCCGGTCCACGGGCCGGTTCATTTTCGTATCAGCCTGAAAGGATAACGACATGAAGATCATCAGAAACCTGACCACGGGAGACTTCTGGCTCGAAGCCGACTGCACACCGTTGATCGCTGCGGCCAGCCACGACGCTGACCCGCACCGGGCTGTTTTGGCTTACATCACCACGGACGGCGACGCCGCCACCGCCGACGACGAAGTTGAAGTGGTGACTGTCTACCGTGTCAACGACACGCTCCACGACAACATCGACGACGCGAGCGCGGCGCTCTCGGGTATGTTCGATGAAATGTGCGCGGAATTGCGGGCCGACTACGGTAACGACACCATCGCCCGTAACGAAGACTTCAACAACTGGACGGACACGCTCTGCAAGGACGGCGAAATCTGCGACGACACATACAACGAGTGTACGTACACCTGACTACCCCACAACAAGAACCCACGCCCTTGCCCCGGCCCCAGCGCCGGGGTAACTTGTATTCACTAGCTACCAAGCAACAAGGACACAGACCAATGGCTCGTCACGCAGAATTCATCACCGACCCTAAGCTCGTAGCCGAGCGCCGCATCGCGATCTACAAGGCGTCCCGCCGCCGCGACCCTGCCCGGTCGAACGCCGCGCAGTGGGAGTTGGCCGACGCCTACGCCCGTAACAAGTCCTACAACGCGACGTTCTACAGGAATGACTTCACCTACGGTTTCGGCGTATCGTCCGACTTTAACTACAATCGCCCCGAGTTGCACGCCAAGCGCGCGGGTGGCTTCTGGTGCGAAGCGAATGGCCTCAAGCACCTACGCAAGCTGGGCTACGCCGACGAGTTGGTCGGGCGCAGTATCAACTACACGGGATGGTTCGCCGACGCGCACCAGAATGAAGTTTTCCGGGGCGTGGTGTATCTGCTACCCAAGTGCACGCACTCGGACGAGCACACCTATCTGGTGGGTTATGCGGACCCAAATAATGAGGGCTGCGCCTTCCTTGAGTTGTTCACCGGCGACGACGCACATGCAGGCGAAGGCGAGGGCGCGCACCGCGACGCCGCGTACCGCGCGGACCAGATCGCTCAGCGCTGCGCCGAGGAAGCCCGCGAGTACGACGAGTACTGGCACGCCTGCTCGCACCTTGATGAGTTGGGCGTGGCGGTCGAGGACGCAGTGATTGGGTACGGCGACGAGCGCGCTCTCCTGCGACGTACGCGCAACACCGTACCGGGTGGTGTCGAGCGCAGGCTAACTATCAAAGCCTGCGCCAAGGCGCGCTCCCACGCGTGGGAGCCCCTGCTTGAGACGCTGCGCGAGTTCGACGAGGCCCGCGCGAGATACGAAGGCGAACTCTACGACGACCCGCTCGGCCACGACGCGGCGGCTGACCATAACGTCGCGACTGCGAAGCGCACGGTCGAATTGCACGCGATGTTTCTTGAGGGAGGACTGATCGAATGATCATACACAAGTACGAAGACAAGCAGCCGCCCATGGACGGCTCGCCGTTCCTCGCCCTCGGGCGCTGGTACTGGGAAGGTATGTACTCGCTCGACTTGGCAGACCCTCTCGACTGGTAGGTCTGCCGCCACTGCACTGAGCGGGCGGAGGATCAGGCCCTAGAAGTTCGTGTGGGGTCCACCGACCCCGAAGACACGCACCCGTGGTTCCAGACAATCACTAAGAACCCGTACTACGACCGAGGCTACATCATAGCGTGGGTCGAACTTCCAGAAGGACACGACCAATGAACCCCACAACGATCCATGAGTCCGGGCAAGGCCCGGACTACCTCCGCGTTATCTCCTACGACAGTGGTGCCGCGTACCAGGCCACCCGGGTCCGGTCCGTGTTCGTGCAGGGCGACGACGCCGCCGACCTGCGGGAGCACTTCGAGGCGCTGGAAGACCACGACCCGGAGCGGCCGTGCCGTGACACGTGGATGACGGCGCTTGAGCCGCTGTTCGACGCCTTCGACGAGCGGGACCAGTAGCCATGACCGAATATGAACGCCAGGTTCTCGCTGAGATCTCCGCTCCGGGGAGTCAGTCAGGTTTGTCGTGGGGCGGCGCGATGTCTGCTGCGCTTAGTTTCTTACAGGGTAGCGGGTATGTCACGCGCGGGCCGCACCCTAGGATCACGTACGAAGGAGCCGTCGCCCTCCAACAAGCGTCTGCCCCCTTGCCCCGGCCCGAAGGCCGGGGTAACTTGTATCCACTGACTACTAGCAACAAGGACACCGACCAATGAACCTCGAAGATTTGATTTCAGCGCTGTTCGGTATCGCTTGCGGTGCTGTACTAGGGTTACTCGTGCTTGCCGTTATCATCGGCTGAGCACCCAACACTGCAACAACAGGAGACTATCATGTCCAAAGGAACCATCACAGATCGCGGCGACCGCTCGCAGGACATCGCGTTCGGGAACGTCAGCTACGGCTCGATCGACCGTGGCCTTGTGAGGCTGCGCGACTACTACGCCACCAGTCATGCACTCGGCGCGGACGTCGCTGAGAACGACAGCGACCGCTTCGAGCGCGACTTCAACCGCTGGGCCAACAACCTTACGTTCATGCAGACGCTCACGATCATGGCCGACGGCTATCCTTCTGAGTACTCGGACGTTACCTGATGCACGGCCCTACTCCACGATCCCGCGAGGTACCCGTCTGGCGTAAGCTGGGCGGGCACAAGTACGCGGCCAGCTACCAGACTGCGCGAGCCACCCTGAGGCGCGTCGCCCCGCATGTGTGGGTCTGGCGCGTCACTACTGACCAGAGTATCGCCGTGGACAACGGCGACGAGATCACCCGCGACAAGGCCATGAGCGCCATAACGCGGGCAATGTGCAACGCTGTTCACTAACTCCCACCAGTGGGAACACAACAGGAGATAACCATGAGACTGCTAACAATCCTACTGGCGCACCTGACGGTGGGTCCAGAGAAGACCAACGTCGAAGCGGTGTTCCAGACCCCCGCCGCCTGCCACGCCGCTATCGCGCCCATGGAGCGCGCCGTGTACCAAGGTCTCGCACGAGGCCAGTGCGTCACGCTTCCCCCGTGCTGGCGCGAGGACGATGCGAACTGCTACTGGCTCGCCCACGCGGCGGGCAACGGCTATGGTGCGTCGTTCATCGACATAGGCGGCGTGGCCCACTACTTCCCGAACGACGCGCTTGTCACCTCGCCAGTACGGCACACCCAATAGGATAACGACATGACCAAGAAACCCAACTACGACGTGATGACTAAGGCTGCTGATCGCCTACGCGACGAGCCGGACGAGGCGTTTAGTATGTCGGGCTACATCTCACCGACAAAACATTCGTGCGGGACTGTTGCGTGTATAGCCGGGCACACACTACTAGCGACAGGCGCTACCAGCCCGGGCGGGGACGCTGACACAAAAGACCACAAAGGCACAGCCATACATGACGCAGCCGCAGATATTCTTGGTCTGACTCCGGCCGCAGCGGGCGATCTGTTCACTCCGGTGGGTAAGACGGCGCATGTGTTCGCCACCAAACCCAACGACCCGCGACACGTTTCCAAAGACCGCGCCGAGCGTGTCCTACGAGATATGGTCGCGCGCAAGCTGGACGCGCCCGACTGGGATGTAGTGCGCTAAGCCACAGACTGCTTGTTCCGACCACGAGCCTGTGCTACCTAGTAACTACCAACAACGAGGACACTGACATGAAGACCTACAAGATCGCTCGCGCGGACGGATCGACCAGTACGCGCCGAGGCCACATCATCCGGGTTGCGGGCACCGACCTCGCCCTACACAAGGTCCGGGGCGGATACAAAGTGGACCACGCGCGGAGCGGCAGGGCGCTCCACCAACTTGACTGCGCCACCACGTTCGGCCCGCCGGTCAAACTGGCCGAGGCCAAAGCGGACCTCGCCACGGACGCGGGCACGATCCTCACCGGTAACGCTGCTACCTTGGGTAGCGCGCCGGTCCTGAACCCGGAGTACCAGTGATGCCGTCACCGGAAGTTGCAGGAGCAGCAGACGATCTGTGGCTCACGCTGAATCGGATGCGGGGGCCGGTCTGCATCGATGAAGCCGCGCGCCGGTACCTTGCGTTGCGTCGGGAGGCGCGGGCGTGGCGCTCACAGGCAGGCGTCCCGCTCGGTGAAGGTGACCGGCAGGAATGCGACGAGTACCAGGATGCAGGAGGAAAACGATGACCGATGCAGCCCTTGACGCCATGAGCATACCCGATGCGGTTCGCATCTTGGGGCAAGTGGCGGCTGAACAAGGTTCGGACTTATGGACTGCTCGGGAGAAAGCGCGCGTTGCGCTTGTGGAGCGCATAGCCCCTGAACACACTGAGCGTCTTTACCAAAAAGCAAAGGCCATCATCGACGCTCCGGTCAGGATAAAGGGCCTCGCGCCCTGCGGGTTCTGCAAGGAAATCGGCAAGCCCGAGTACGAAGACAGGCAAAATCGTGACGGGTGGTGGTCTGGGAAGGTGACTTGCGGCAACTGCTTTCAGTCGATTAATTCCCCAATCACAAAGAGTCGGGGGAAGGCCAGTCAGTCGGCGTGTTGGAGCTGGAATATCGTGCAGATATACACGCTCGCGGCTACCGAATTTTACGGCAAGGGATACGCCAAAACCGACGTATCGTAGAGGGAGGAAGTCGAGGCGATGCACGCGACCATGGCCCGCGAGAAGAAAGCGGTTGAAGCTATGGCCGTGGGTGAGGTCATGTCCGCCGCCGACAAGGTGCTGCGCGATGCCGGTGTGCTCGACACCGACGCGGCGTCGAAACTGTTGGGCGGACCCAGCGAGGACGACGGTGTGGTGAACGCCCGTTGATCCACGCTCGACAAGAGCACATACATCCAGTATGATCCCTCGGACGCTTAGCCGCCCGAGGGATTTTTCATGTCCAAAAAATGCGATGCACCCAAGAATATGAAGTTCGGGATGGGCGACCCCACCCCGAAAACCACGCAAGTCAAGGACAAACCTGTCCAGCTTCAGGCGTACGGTCTACCCGACGGCGTAACCGTTAACGTCATTCGGTCCGAGACCGACGACCCGAGCGGTAAAGGCGGCGCTTGCTACGATTATTGCGCGCCAGCGATCGACCCCTGTACGGGCGAGAGCGCAGCCATGACCGCAGCCGCGCCGGTGGCGATCCTTAACGCGGCGGGTCTCTACAAGCTGGAGATCGAGGGCGCCGAGTGGGAAGACATCGACGAGACGGTCGGTATCTTCTGCTACGAAATCGCCGGTGACACGTCGCTACTACTCAAGAAGGCGGATGAAGCTGGCCTGACGGCTGAGGACGCCAAGGTTATTGTCGAGGGCTGTATCTCTCCGCTTGAGGACCGCATCACCCAGAACGAAGATGACATTGCCAACATTCCGCCCGACACCGACACCACCTACACGCTGTCTGGGTTCACGCCGACCGGAAATCCGAACGAGTTCGAGGCTGCGCTGACTGGCTCGGACGGGTCGACCAGTACGTCCACGATTACCCTGTCCGCAGGCTCGACGTACAACGCTGCGACCCAGACTATCACCACGTCGGACGGTAACAGCGTCACGCTCAGCCCGGACGATGACATCACCGCCGTGACCGGCTCGACCGTCAACCCCGACGGCGAGGCGACGATCACCGTGGGCGAGGGCGCGACCAGCTTCACCGGCACGATCCAGTGCGTGCAGCCCGCGCTCGCGCTCAAGGATGGCAGCCCGGCCCCGAAGGGCACGCGTGTTATCGCGACGGACGACCAGCCCATCGTCGATGTGGACTGCGGCCCGCTGGATATGTGCTTCACCCGGTGCCTGCCCGACGGCACGACCGAGGAAGTCACACTGACGATTCGCGAGCAGCCCCGCTCAGGTACCATCGTTCGGTCCCAAGTCGAGTTTTTTGCTGCTGACCTTCCCGTTGACGCCGTTGTCATGCAGAGCACCGCGCCGATTACCTTCTCCACCGACAAACGGAATAACCGCTATCGCGTCGAGATGAACTACACGTATCGGGTCTTGACCGAAGGCGACTTCGACGAAGGGACCTCGATCAACCTCCGGGAACAGTACCGCATCCTCGACGCCGCTGGCGCTGAGGTAGTGGCCTGGACTGATCTGGCGAACACTGGTGGTGTGGACAGTATCAACGTGTCCGACCGGCAGATCTCCGAGACGTCGACCGGCCCTGCTTGGGATATTACCCCGACGCTTCCGGCGGGGAGCGACTACCGGCTTGAGTTCCGGGTCCGCGTGCAGGATAACACTGCCACCGGCCCCTACCGCGTGACCTTCGGCACCGGTGAAGGCTGGATCAACCAGTTCCGTCTACTCTGCTAAGAGGCCGCAATGCCCTACGTCAGTGTCCCCAAAGTACACCCTTGCGTTGCAACGGTGCCGACCATGCTCCACCTAGGCCACGTTGCCGGTCTGCCGGGCGCTAACCCGCTCGTCTTTTCGCGTGCAGCACCGTTGCCCGGCGAGAGTACGGGTAAGGTTGCCGGGCGACACATGGCGGACAAGTGGCAGTGGGCCTCGCCCACTACGGGTGAAGGGGAACTGTCGATCCGCCTGTCCAGAGAAGACACGCAGGATAAGCATGACAGTCGGTTGGTTGTCTACGATCCGGCGGTCACCGCGGGCATGACGCCTAAGATCCTGATGCTTGGCGACAGCATCACGTCTGACGGACCGATACCTGCGCACGGTGTCGACGTGGCCGCTGCTCTCGGTGGCTACCAGCCCCAGATGGTGGGTCCGATCACCGACACCTATGTCGCCAATGGCACCTCCTACGAGGTCGGGCACCTTGGAGTCGGTGGGGCCGACCTCACCGAGTGGGCGTACAAAGAAACGTTCTCGCGCAGAACCAATCTGGCTTACGACGCCGCCACGCAGGCGTGGAACACGGCCAAGCTACTCGAACAGATGGACACCCCGAACGTCGTTGTCGCGATGCTCGGCACGAACGATAGCGCCCGACCACAGCACGGCGGCCAGCGGCGCAAGGCTATGCTCGAAGATCCGAAGGGTTCTCTCGCTGCGGCTCGCCACATATTCCGCGACATCACCGACAAGATTCCGGGCGTCAAGATCATTGTCGCCCTGTCTCCGCCGCCGTCTGACCAGAACGGTGTTGGTACGTCCGCTATCCGCCTTGGCCGCAACGACACCGTCCACTGGGACAATGTCCGCTACCTGAACCGCCTGCTGATGCAGGAGTTTGAAGGCCCCGACTGGCCGAATGTGCTTGTGTTTCACGCTGGCGCGGCCATCGACCCCAGGCACTCGTACCCGACGACCGAGGTCGAGGTCTGGCCCGGTGAAGGGGTCTTCGAGACGGTGCCCACGAACCTCGTTCACCCCAGCGACGCAGGCTATCGGCGCATCGCGCAGATGCTGTACGCGGCGATCACGCATGTGCTTGTGGCCGACGGCCCGTTGTGATAGCCTCCGCCTACCGCTAACCCGGAGGCAACTATGAAACGACTGCTCGCTACCTGCTTTGCAGGGTTTTTTCTCACTGCCTGCGCACCCGTCGCTGAACTCACCGGCACGCCGCCCGAGACCCGCGACGCCGTGGCGCAGACGATCCGCACAACCTGTGACGTTGTCGAAGGTGCGCCGCTAGGGCTACCCGACGAGGTCAAGCTGGTCTGTCTGATCGCCGAGGGCTTCTTGCCGCCTTCCGCCACCCCGGTTGACGCGCTTGCTGCCTGCGCCCGGCTAGAGCCAGAGACTCGGGCCGGTGAGTTCGCCGCCCAGTACAATCAGGTCTGCGCACCGCTCATGACCGAGCGTGCCGACACGGCCCTACGCACCGCCACCCTCAGCATCGCGTATTTTGATTCGCTAGGCGATGAGCGGTTCGTCGCGCCGAAGCTGGTGCTGTTCGGTGTCGGTACCGAGACGCCCTGCGGTAAACCGAGGGGCAGCGTCTACTGCCCGGCTGACAGGCAGGTCTACCTCGACGTGGACCAGCTTGCCCGGTTCGACGAGCGCTCTGGCAGCGCAGCGTTCCTCGCTGGTACGTTCTTTACCGTGGCACACGAGGTCGCCCACGACTTCCAGCACGACACCGGCCAGCTTGTCGGGTACGGACGCAGCGTCAAAGCGACCCGTGCGCTTGAGCACGGGGCCGACTGCTATGCCGGGGCCATCGCCGCGTACTTCGAGGCGAGCGGTGACCAGCTTGCCGCAGGACAGCAGGTGGTCGCCACTCTCGGGGGCAGGGCTGACGGTACCCATGGTAGCGGCAGCGCCCGTGTAGCGGCCGCTCAGCGCGGGTATGAGGGCGGTGACTGCTTTGTCTGACCTCAGTAGATACGCCCCCTACGCCAACGTCGAGGACCGGCGCGGTGTCGGCGTGCGCCCTGTGGTCGGGGGCCTCAAGACCGAAGTACCGATGTCGGTCTGGGCTGATCCGTTCCCGACTGCCCGAATGGAGATGGCTTACGGCGCTTCAGGCCCTGCCCCTGTCGACGGCGAAGACCTGTTCCCTGCGCGCTACAAGGATCATAAGTTCTACAATCTCTCGGAGCGATCCTTCCACAACCTGTCGGGCGTCGACCCCCGGCTTGTGGCGGTGATCGGGACCGCGATTATCGACAGCCCGTTCGACTTCATCGTGATTGACGGGCTACGAACCCGGGACGAGCAGCGCAGACTACTTTCCGAGGGCAAGACCAAGACTCTTAACAGCCGACACCTGACCGGTCACGCCGTTGATCTGGCGATCTGGCACGAGGGTGAGGTGAAGTGGGTACCCGAGATGTACCGTATCCTAGCCCGGCATGTTCTCGGTGTCGCTGAGCGGCACGGCGTTCCGCTTGAGTGGGGTGGTGACTTCAGAGAGTTCTTCGACGGCCCACACTTCCAGCTTCCGTGGAGTATGACATGAATATCTTCGACCGCTTTCTGGGTTTCCTTCCCGGTGCCAAGGCGTACCTCGCCGGTCTTGGGCTGATGATTACCGGCCTGATCCAGATGATCGACGCTTTCCTTGTTGGTGGGGTGTTCGACCCCGGCTTCGCGGAAGGCGTTGAAGTTTTTCTCGAAGGCTTCGCCGTGCTTGGCTTACGCCGAGGGGTTAAAACCATGGCCCAGGCAAGCGCGCCGGTCCGCGAGGTCCGCCTTGCTAACCCCCGTATTATCGGAGACGAGTAATGAGTAGTTTCGAGCAGTTCCAGAGGGCGTCCACTGAGGCGCAGGAGAAGATTTTCAGTGCGGCGGTAAAGGCCGAGGCCGCGCGGCTTGTCTCTGAGGGTAAGGCGCCTACGGACCCGGCACCTGCGCCCTCGTCTCGTACCGTGTTTCCGGTCGAGCAGTTCTCGGGTAACGGCGTGGCGTACTCGACGATGCACTACCCTGATCCTGAGCGTCACCCGGAGGTGGCGCTGACGGCGTTCCACGCGGACATAACGGCGGTGCGCGAAGATCTCGAACGTAAACTCGACCTGCGCTGCTTCCGTGTAGAGCGCTCGGACGAAGACCTGCGGTACTTCCTCGATGCCACCCCGGATGTGCACGTCTTCGCTCGTGACCGCGCCGCTGCCGAGGCGTTCAAGGAAAGCTGCCCGCACCCTGACGAAGTGTCGCAAGCCATGGGTTTCTCCACGCCTTCCTACTTGAACGAGAACCCTGACCTTGATCCGACCGTGGTCGCCAGAGGCTTTCCGGCAGGGTACGACGACGGTCCCGCTCAGGCCCGGCACCTTGTACCGTACCTGATACAGAACATCGCGTCTACGAGCGGTCTGCACACGTTCTACTCAAAACGTGCCGCCGACCCCCGAGAGTACGGCATCATGATCGGCGGCAATTCGGGCGGCGAGGCACGCGTCCTCAAGCCAGTCGCAAACAGAGGCGCTCTTGGCGCGGCGGGCACTTATCTTGGAGTCGTGGTGCGCCGGGGCTTACAGCAAGGCAGGCACCTGGCCGTCGTGCAGCCGGTACACAACAAGATCGTTTTGGTTTGACACGGTCGCCGACTAGGAGTATCTGCTGGCTATGAATATGGTGTCTCTTTTTTGTGGCGACCGCCACGCCGCCCGGGTTGTGCGCGCGCTGCGCGTAGCCGAGGGGTCTGCTGGCTTCAGCCAAATCAAGCGGTTTCTTGAGGCTGACGACGGCCCTAGCCCGGCACCTTCTGCGCTAAGTAAGACGCTGCGCCGCCTGATAGAGAAAGAAGTAGTTGCCAAGCGCGATGATGGGCGATACACACTAACTACTAAAGCTGGTCCGACCGACCTGATTCTGGTCATCGCCAACGCGGCGTTGAATCTGGAGGCCGCAGGCTAAGCCAAGCAACATTAACGGAGTGGACACCGTGAACCGAAAAGACGCGATCACCCATGCGTCGCGCGCCAATCAGGCCGCGCTCGCTGCCGCCAAGATGGTCTGGCCCGCGACAGACGCCGTGAACCGTCATGGAGCGGCAGCCGACAGTCCTCTGTTCCTACGGCACAAGGCCGCTATCGTCCGCCCCGTGCGCGGCAGTGTGCCTTATGTGCTTGGCGCTGACATCCACGACACCTACGGCCCTAACCAACAAGCCGAAGCCGCGAAGTGGGCGGACGAGTTCCTTGGTCTTTACTGGCTGGTCGCCCGGCGGCGGTGCGAGTTCGAGCGGGACTGCGATGACTGGGCCGCGGTGCGCAGAACCTACGCTGATCGCCTTTCCTATTACGCCACCGTGCGCGGTACGGGCATGACCCTACCGTCTCTGCTCAGGGTGCTTGAGCGACTGCGCGACCGTGGTGGCCCGGACACCCTTGAGGAAATGGCCCTCGTCCAGATGCAGCGCAGCATGGAGCCGCGGTTCACCCGTAGCGATGGCGGCCGTGTCAGGTGCGAGAGTATTGGCGGCCACAATGTCAGCACCGCTGCGCGTCCTGAGTATCGGGACTACGAGGTCGCGGGGATCATCGTCCCGCAGGTAGGGCGGTACGCCGTCGAGAAGAAACAGATAATCAGAGAGGTATAGCTGTGAAGACCGGCCGCCTCACCCTCGACTTCGAGACCTACTACGACAGCAAGGCGAAATACTCGCTGCGGTCCATGACCACGCAGCAGTACGTCACCGATCCGCGCTTTTATGCGCAGGGGGTAGCCGTCAAGTGGTGGGGTGAGTCGTCGTTCTGGGTTGACGGCCCAGACATCGGGTCTTTCCTCACCGGCGTTGATCCGGCGCAGGTCGATCTGGTCGGGTGGCAACTCAGGTTCGACGGCTTTATCTTGTCGCACCACTACGGGTGGGTGCCACGGTCGTACATCGACGGTGTGGGCGTCGCCCGCGCCGTGCTCGGTGCCTCGATGAGCGGCCACGGCCTCGACGCCGTAGGTGAGGCTCTGGGCGTCGGCGGTAAGGTTGGCGGCGGGCAGGCACTTAAGGCCGTGGACGGCGTCAGGGAGCCACAGGGCGCTCTCTACCAAGCGCTCGCGACTTATGGTGTCGGTGACGCCGACAGGACCGAGGGTTGCGTGCGGAAGCTGGAGCCGTTCTTCCCGGCGTCCGAGTTCGCGGTCCTTGATATGTATACCCGCATGGCCGCGGACCCGAAGCTGCATCTTGATCCGGTGGCGATCCGGCAGGCGCTGGAGAGGGTCGACGAGAAGAAGGCTGCGGTGTGGCAGGCTATGCTGGACAGCTTCGCCGAGCACCTGCCCGACCATAAGCCGCCAACCAAAGCGCAGCTTGGGTCGAACCCTCAGTTCCAGAAGGTCTGGGAGGGGCTGACCGGACTGCCAGCGCCGACGAAGTACAACGACAAGGGCGAAGAAGCGCTGGCTTTTGCGAAAAACGACAGGGGGTTCTTCAAGCAGGCACAGAACCATCCGCTCCTGATGGCCGTCTACAAGGCGCGGCTTTCGCAGAAGTCGACGATCGAGAAGACCCGACTGGAAAAGCTGGCCAAGCACGCGCAGATCAAGTCGCCGTTCCCGGTGCCGCTGAACTACTCGGGCGCCATGAACACGCACAGGGCCAGCGGCGCGGACAAGCTGAACATGCAGAACCTGCCCCACGCGTACGAGATCGAGGGCGTTCCCCAGCCGGGTCTGCGCCATTGCTTCGTGGCCGGACCAGATAAGATCCTCACGGTGGCGGACAGCAGCGGGATCGAGTTCCTTGTCGTCATGACCCTTGTTGGTCAGTGGGACGTGCTGGAGCGGCGGACCCAGGGTATCCGCGAGTATTCGCGCATGGCCTCGAAGATCTTCGGTTTCGAGGTCAACAAGCACGATCACCCCAAAGAGGACAAGATCGGCAAGGTCACGGTTCTCCAGTCGCAGTACCAGTCCGGTGGGCAGACACTAGCGACGGCCCTGTTTGCGCAGACCGAGGGCGACGTCATGCTCGCCAAGGACGAGGCGGCCCACGCTGTCCGGGTCTATCGGCAGGAGTTTGACAAGGTGGCGGCTTTCTGGAAGCGCATGGAGCTGTCGATCGGCGAGATGATCGCGGGCATACGTCCGAAGGACGACGACCTGCCGGTTAATTTCTTCGTGGAGGACGGGCTGTGTGGGTTCTCGGTGCCGGGCAAGAACGCCGTGAAGTACCCAGACCTGAAGTTCACCACGGTGCAGGAGCAACAGAAGGACGACGAGGGCAACCCGGTCTTTGATTCTTACGGGAACAAGGTCATGCGCGCAAGGCGGCAGGCGACCTACATCGACACGCGCAAAGGCAAGAAAGGCGAAGTCGGCCGGGCGACGCTGTACGGCGGCAAGATGCTGGAGAACATGGCGCAATATTTCGCTGGGTGCGTGGTCAATGAGCAGCTTGCGCGCATCGCCTCGCATGGCTTCCAGTGCTTGCTTCAGGTGCACGACGAGGGCGTGTTCGACACGCCGATCTCGCGTGCCGACGAGTGCTACGATCTGTGTAAGGCCGTCATGTCCACGCCGCCTACATGGTGGCCGGGGCTGGCGGTTGGCTGCGAGGTGGATCAATCACCGATTTATGGGTTGGCGAAATGACCGTGAGGCTCAGTGACCACGCCTATCAGCGGTATCTGGGCCGCATCGCCGACGGCCCGATGACGTTCGAGCAGGTACAGGATGCGGTCCTGACCCCCGGCGTACTGGCTGTAGGCGTGCGGTCGCAGAAGGTCCGCGTCCGGGCCGCAGAGTTTTCAGCGATCGTTGTCAATGGTGTGGTGGTGACGGTCTATGGCCGGACAGGCACGCATGCCAAGTGGTGCAAGAAAAGTACGCGCCCGTTCAGGGCGAACGCGCGCAGGAAGAAACTGCGGCGCAAAGCAAAAAGGGAGGTGTACTGAGATGATAGGTCGGAGATCATTGCTGTCAGTGTTTTTCCTCGGAGCGGTGACACCGCGCGCGCTAAAAGAGTCGCCCGCAGACGCCCCAGTGGCGACAAGCCCACTTGGTTACAGCTTCGCCGATGAGGGGCGCGTGGCTCGTCGCCTGGGTCGGATGCGGCACGCGCACCTTGATAGCTACGCAGTCGATCGGTCGAGGGCGGCGTTTAAGTCTTCGCCCGAGTGGCTGCACCAACAGCGCGGTGCCGAAGCGGCGTTCCGTAAACACCTTGACGATGCTTCGTGGTCGGAGCGTTTTGAGTACGAGGTCCGAAAAGAAGCGGGGTTGCTATGACTTTAGAGAATGCAAACCCGCGCGAGGCGTTCAACTTCTACCCCGAGTTCCCCTCGGCCAGCGATGCATTGCTCGGGTCCGGGATAATCCCGCCGAACTTTGAGGTTTACGACCCGGCTTGCGGCTGCGGCTCCATCGTGCGTATGGCTGAGAAGAACGGCTACCACGCACTAGGCCGCGACATACGGCGGGGGGACGACTTCCTCTTGAGTGAGCGCTCTTTCGCGCACCTCGACCGCGTGGTCGTGTCGAACCCGCCCTACGGCACCTACAAGGAAGGCAAGCGGCTTGAAGAAGCGTTCGTCGAGCACGCCTTCCACCTCGGTGCGAGCGCGGTGTTCGTCCTCCTGCCCGTTCCGTGGGTGGCGTCTCGCGTGTTCTGGCTCAAGAAGAACGGCTGGTGCGGGATGTACGTCCTCCGGCCTAGGCTTTCGATCCTGCCCTACTCTGCCATGGCCAGAGGTGAGTGGCCGCAGGGCGGCGGCAAGGACTACGCCTGGTACCACTTCACCAAGAAACGCCGCCGGAACGGCATAGACGTAAAAGATCTGCGGCGCGACCTGACACTGGACACACGGGAGGCATGGACATGGTGGGACGAGTAGATACTGGCAACACCCGCGGCACCAAGCGCATCCAGTCTCGGGCCGTCACCGAGGACGAATATGATCAAGTCTTCGCTGCGCTGCCGGTCAAGGTGCGGGAATGGTTGATGTTCGACGCCCCCAAGGCACTCGACCCAGCCAATATCAAGCACAACCTCGACGCTGGCTACAGCCTCGAACAGATCAAAGCGGCCGTGCGCCGTGGCACACTTGACGTTTACGGAAGGGAGTACCCAGCATGAGCCATACAGTCAGTCTGCGGTGGGCGACACCGAACGCGGATAAAGAAATCGTCTACATGGCGCGGGTGTCCAACCCGGCCCGGCAGGACAACAGTGACACGGGCCTGCTTGCGTACCTGATCCGTAAGGGCCACTGGTCACCGTTCGAGATGGCCAACATCTGCTTCGAGGTCAATACGACACGAGACATCGGGCGGCAGTTCCTGCGGCACTGGACCATGCGGCCGCAGGAGTTCTCGCAGCGGTACGCTTCGGTCGAAGCACTCGGCGAACCCGTGTACCGCGAAGCTCGGCTGGCCCACGACAGTAACCGACAGGCGTCCGTCTCAACAGACGACGTGGAGCTGCGCGGCTGGTGGAGCGACGAGCAGGCGCGTGTGTGGGACCGGGCGACCGAGGCTTACAAGTCCGCGCTCGACAAAGGCATGGCGAAAGAGGTCGCCCGTGCCGTGCTGCCCGAGGGCATGACTCCGAGCCGTCTCTACTTTAACGCGCCGATCCGCACACTCCTACACCTGATTCCGGTGCGCTCTGTCGAGGGCGGCGCACAGAAAGAAGCGGCGGTTATCGCCGACGGTATCGCTAGGCTGCTGGCCGATGTTGCGCCGACTACTTCCGCTGCCATGATCGCGTCGAGGACGGCATGAAACCGAAGATCAAATCCCGTACGATCTGGGTTTTGGTCGACGGCCTTGAACCGCTGCGCGCGTTCGACGATAAGGCCACGGCTACCATGCAACGGGACAAACTGGGCGGGGACCATACGGTCTACGCCCTCCCGTACCTTCACAGGGAGAGAGAAGAATGAGCGGATACACCTGCCCCGATTGCGGCTACAAAGTCTCGAAACTGGTGGAACACCGCTGCGCGATACACCTGACCGCGGGCCAATACAAGGTCGCGGCTGATCGGGTAGCGGAGCAATACAAGGCCGGAGAGAAGCCCGCCGATCTTGTGAACCATCCACCGCACTACACACAGCACCCGTCCGGGGTGGAGTGTATCGTGGTGACGGAGCACATGAACTTCTGTCTCGGTAACGCCATGAAATACATCTGGCGCGCTGGGGAAAAGGGCGCCGCCGTACAAGATCTGAAGAAAGCCCGGTGGTACATTGACCGCGAGATTGCGCGCTTGAAAGATCTAGACCAATGAATACGCCCCAGAGTATCGGCGAGATCGTCTGGTCGCACTCGTCGCTGGACACGGCTGACAAGTGCCTACGTACCTACTACGAGCAGCGGGTGGCAAAGACGGCGAAGCAGCAAGAGACCGCGGCGCTGTCGAAGGGTAACGCGACCCACGCCTACATCGAGGACCACTTCAAACGCCGGGTGGACTTCGACCGTATGGGTATTCCCGGAGAAATACTGGGTGAGTTAGCCCGCTTCGAGTGGGCGTTCGAGCGGTACAAGGGCATCGCCGAGCACGGCGCGGTAGAGGTCGAGGAAGCGGTAGGCGTCACCGCTGACCGCCAGCCCTGCGGGTTCTGGGACAAGACCGTCTGGGGCCGGGGCAAGATCGACTTGCAGATCAAGCTACCCTACCAGCGAAAGGTCTTCGTCGTCGACTGGAAGACCGGTAAGGTGTGGCCGTCGCGTGACCAGGCCGAGCGATACGCCGAGTTTGCTTTCGCGGCAAACCCTTGGGCAGACAGCGTGATTGTTCAGTTCGCTTACGTCACCGCCAATGAAATAGCGCCAGCGTACGTGTTTTTCCGCTCGGAGCGGGATAGCCTACTTGACAAGACCAAACTGACGCTACATAAGATACTCACTAGCTACCGAACGGGCGTCTGGCCCGAGAACAAAAACGTCGGGTGCCGCTGGTGCCCGGTCACAAACTGTAACACAAGGAATCGACGATGACCGACCAACCGATGATGACCCTCGTGATTGAGGTGCCCGCTATCAGTACCGCCTGCGAAGGTGAGAATGATAAGTTCGCCACCAAGTTCGGGCAGATCGCCCAAGGCGTGCTGTTCGCCGCGAGCGCTGGTGAGTTTGGTATGCAGCAGGCCGACATCGAGAAGATGTATTCGACCAGCCGCGGCACGATCTCGACGAACAAGAAAATGGTTGAGGGTGCCGGTGTGCGCTGGGGCGTGGTGCAGGGGCAGCAGCTTTCGAGCCTGCTCGGCGGCGACGCTACCGGACCGCAGGACACGCTGTCCGACGAGACGCAATCCGTTGTCGCTTCGCTACAGGAAGCGACTGCGGGGCCGGAGACCAACGTGGTCGAGGCACAATTCGGGCAGCAGCTTGATCCGAACGCAACGCAACAGGTCATGGAGCAGGTCAGCAGCGGCGCAGTGATCGGTGGGTCGGTGCCCGGCGCGGCGCAACAGGTTCAGGCTGAGCCTGAACAGGCGCAAGCCCGAGAACCCGCCGCCCCGCAGCAGCCGCAGATGCAGCAGCCGCCGTACCAGCCGGGGATGCCGCCACCACAGGCCGCACGCTTCGATGTCACGACGGTTGATCCGATGCTGTCGCAGCACATGCACACCGCGCCGCACCCACAGGGTGACCCGGCCAACGGGATCATCCAGAACGAAGTCTTGTACTGGCAGCCCAACCAGGCTGCACCGCAGGGCGGGCAGTGGCTCACGCGTGCACTGGCGTACCAAGCGTTCGGTATGACGCCCCCCGAAGCGTCCATGCCCGCGCCGCAGATGATGGGCCAGCCGCAGCCGCAGCAGTCTGGTCCGGGCCAGTTCCAGCTTGGTCAGCCGGTCGGTCCGCAGGGCAGTATCCAGCAGGTGTAGAACCTGCGCTTCGGCGCAGTAGTTGGCGTGGTTAACTTTGGGCAATGCCTCGGGATCTGCGTATGTAGGTCGCCGCGCCACCACACCCTGTAAGCCGCCCGGACTCTATTCGGGCGCAGATAACGAGGATAAAGACTGGCTTCGCCGGTCGGGTGCCTCGCCCTATCAAGCAGCGAAAGGACATTACGATGGGACCAGAAGACAAGGTCAAGCGCGCGCTGAAAAAAGCCCTTGACGCGCACAAGGACAGGATCGACCACTTCACGGTCATGACCCGGGGTGCCGGTACGAGCGGCGTCGCTGATCGGGTGGGTACGTTTAGGATCGGAATCTGGAATGGTAGTGACGGCCGCCCAGTGTTCGGGGTACCTATCTCAGACGACTTCATCGGTGCCGCCTTCCGCATCGAGTGCAAAGGCAAAGACGCCGGGAAGCCAACCGCGCTTCAGGAACTGTCGCTCAGCCGTAACGCTGAACTCGGCGGGTTCTCGGCGGTATGCCGCCCGTCAGTGCAGACGATCTATTTCTCCGACGGGTCGGGTGTCGACATGAACCTGACGCCGGCCGAGCTGGTCGAGTACATGCTGTCAGGGGAGTGGGTGGTATGAACACAAAGACAGATACGCAACGCTGGCTAATTAGCGGGACGTTCCGGTTTCCGCTAGACGACGAACGGACCGGAGACGCGCTGGAAGCACTGTTTTCCTGCATGGGTACCGAGCAAGACGCGACGGTGCGGCGGCTGATCGTCGAAGTCAAGACTGTAGTTTGATGCTCGTCACCGTAATCGCTGACGCAAGCTGGTGCCCGCGCACCAGAGCCGGTGGCTGGGCGGCATGGGTCCGCGCTGAGGGCACCAAGATCGCGCGGGCAGGTGCGTTCAAAGGGCGAGCGGTGTCGTCGAATCAGGCCGAGGAATGGGCACTCAGAAACGGCATGTACATCGCGGCGCAGGTGCCCGGCGTGACCCGGCTCCTAGCCCAGAGCGATTGCCTTAACATGCTCCAGCGGATGCCCGAGATTGTCGGTGGCCTGCCGGTCGAATATCGCCACGTTAAAGGCCACACCAAGAACCCAGCCGCGCGCTCGTGGGTAAACCGCTGGTGCGATGCCGAGGCGAAGAAACACATGCGAAGCCAAAGGAAGACTCTTGTCCGCTGAAACCTTTACCCACGCCTTCCTCGACGGGCCGACGGTGGCCGTGCGCGCGACGCCGGGTTCACCGGTGACCGAACTTGGCGGGCGCACGGTCCAGTCGCACGGGCAGACGTTCGATCTGTACCCGTCGACACTCGAAGTGACCAAGGAAGCATGGGCGCGCGGCGTGTGGGTGCCGGGACCGATCCGCAATCCGAAAGAGTTTGCGTGGCCAGCGGTTGACCGTGAGTTCCGGCCCATGGACCACCAGATACAGACCGGCGATTTCGCCAGCGTGTATTCGCGGGCGTTTATACTTAATAGACCTGGCACAGGAAAAACTTCAGCAAGTATCTGGTGCGCCGAATACTTACTGAAGAAAGGACTCATCACCAAAGTACTCGTGATCTGCCCCAAGTCCTGTATGGAGGACGTGTGGGTCGAAGAACTGCGGGTGCTCAACCCGCTCCGCCGCGTCGCTGTCTGTCATGGCGCCAACCGCAGGAACGCGCTTGAGGGAAACTTCGAGTACGTTATCACGAACCACGACCAGACCAAGTTCGAGCCGTTCAAGACCGAAGCACCGAAGTGGCAGGAGACAGAGAAACTGCTGGTGATCGTCGACGAGGCCACGGCCTACAAGAATTACCGATCGGCCCGCACGAAAGGTCTGGAGAAGCTGACCAACCGACTCGACCGCACGTGGCTCTGGATGATGACAGGTTCACCGCACCCCAAAGACCCAACCGACATCTACGGGATGTGCCGCGTCCTCAACCCCATGAGCGTACCTCACACTTTTGCTCAGTGGCGCGACCGGGTCATGGTCAAGGTCAGCGACTACAAATACAAACCGCGCGCTGATGCTGGTACCCACATTCGCCGCGCCATGTGGCCCGCGATCTGCTTCAAATCTGAGGACGTTTTGGAACTACCAAAACGCGACAACTACGGCTTCGGTACCGAGGTCGAGTCGGGCTGGTCGTGGGAGGAAGACCCGGTGGCGCTGACCGACCAGCAGCAGCAGCTTATCGACGAACTCAAGAAGAAAGCGGTAGCCGAGATCGGTGAGTTGACCGAAGACAAGAAGCGGCCGCAGATTATCGCCGTCCATGCTGGTGCGCTGAGGACCAAACTGTTTCAGATTGCGCAAGGTGTGGTGCTTGACGGTGACGGAGTGCCGCACTCGCTCGACTGCCGACCCCGGATCGACCATATGCTACGGGCGCTCGCGCGCCGCAAAAAGAAGTTCGTGGTGTTCTGCTCATACAAAGCCGTCCAGAACCGCGTGCATGCCGCGCTCGCCGCCGCCGGGATGCGGTGTACCTTCATCAACGGAGACACCCCCAAGGGTAAACGCAGGGATGCTCTGGCGGGGTTCAGGGGTGACCCTGGTGTGCACGGCATCGTGGCGCACCCTGCGACCATGGCGCACGGTCTGACCCTTGTTGACGGCGACACGACTTTCTGGTGGGGTCCGCCGAGTAACCCTGAATACTGGGACCAAGGGAACCACCGCGTCTACCGAAAAGGACAGAAAGACCCTGTGCATATCTGGGCGCAGGCCGCTGCCCAGGAGGAAGCCGACTACTTCCAGGTACTCATCGAGCGGGGCGATCTGGAGCAAGCGACCCTCGATATGTTCAAACCCGCTTGACACGGGGGTAGTTAACGAATAGCTTCGCCCGACCAACAACATACGGAGTGGACACCGTGACCAAGAAAATGATGAACACCGACACGCACCCTGCCGTGGTGCAGCGACTGCGGGAACTGCGCGACGCACGCCGCGAGATCAGCGAACTGTCTACCGAAATCGACCGCGAGGCCAAGGACCGCAAGGAAGCGCTCAGACTCAAAGAGAGCGCGGCGCTGATCGAAGACGAGATCATGCGGATCTTCAACGGCAACCGTATACCGACCGCCCTGTTCCCGAACGGCGACCAGTTGCAGCGTGTGGCCGGTACGCGCGTTGAGGTCGAGGACTGGCCGACCTTCATGGCGTATGTCATGGAGCAGAAGAACTGGCAGCTTGTCCAGCAAAAGCCCGGCAAGAACGCCGTCGTCGACGAGGCCCAGCGGATGCTCGACCAGATACTGGGCACGCTGCCCGGTAACGAGGGTGCAACGATCCTCGACTACTTCAAACCCGAGACCGAGCAGCAGCTCCCGCCGCTGCCGAAGATCCCCGGCGTCAAGATTGTCGGGCGTTACAGCGTTAAAGACGCACCGAAGCGGGGAGGATAACGTGGCGATTGAGGCTGCGCAGCTAATAGCGGACGCTATAACTGACCTAAGTGCGGCAGTGTTTTTCTCTACGCTGCTGTTTATACTTTTCAAATAGACCAACACAGGAGAGACCTATGACGGGACTGATTCCGTTCCAACCAGCGACCCCGGCGATCGGGGGTAAGACATTCGACACCGGCATTGTCGGTGGCGGTACCATGCGCCCTGACGAACTCAAGTACAACGGCGGTGTGTTCCAGTTCATCAAGGGCGGCAACGTCGTCGGTCAGGTCCAGAACGAGGTCAGTGTGATCTTGCTCGGGGCGACGCCGGCCGTGTCGAGTCGCGTCTACTACAAGCCGCCCTACGACCCCAACAACACCGCGCCGCCTGAGTGCTGGTCGACCGACGGGCAGGTTCCCGACGCCGCTGCGCCCGGGCCGAGTGCGCTTCAGGGGGTGAAACCCGGTTCGTGTCAGGGCTGTCCCATGTCCGTCGAAGGCTCGGGCGGTAACGCCACCGCCAAAGCCTGTGGGTACTTCCGGTACCTGTGCGTGACGCACCCGCCTACGCCTGACAGCCCTCCGCACCCGTGGCTGCTGCGGATCAATGGCGGGACGCTGTTCGGTACGACCAACAACGAGGCCCAGAACTGGTTCTCGTTCGTCGGGACCAAGCGTGCCGGGGGGCTTATCAAGTTCCTCGACGCCAACGGATACGCAGGGCGGCACCACCAGATCATCCTTAAGATCAAGCCTGATCTTCAACAGGGCGCCAACAACAAACTCCAGTTCTCGCCAGTTGCGACGATCCAAGACCCGGCCATGCTCGGGCAGGTCGAGGGCTTTATCGAAGGGAACCTTGACACGATCCGTGATGTGACCGCGCTGTCGTTCACGGCACGTGACGCGAAGCCGCAAGAGAGCGCTGGTGGCACCGGGCAGGGTTACGTTGAGCAGGCGAACCCCCTAACCAACCACGCAGGGCCGAACGCCGCCGGGCAAACGGCTAGCGGCCTCGGTCAGTCTTCGCCGCTTCAGCAGGGGCAGAATCCCCCGCCGCCGGGTGGACCCCAGATGGGAAACCAGAGGGGTGTGCCGGGGCAAGCAATGGGTGCGCCTGCGACCGGTGCCTCCCCTTCTGACGGCCAGCAGATGAACGTGGGCCAGCAGCAGCCGCAGATGAACGTGCGTGGGTCAGCAGCAGCCGCAGATGAACGTGGGTCAGCAGCAGCCGCAGGTGAACGTGGGTCAGCCGGGCGGGCAAGCGATGCCGAGCCAGCCGGGCGGCACTCCCCAGACCGACCCTCACGCGGTCGACCAACAACTTGGCCAACTGATCGGCGGCATGGTCGGGGGCCAGAACTGACCGATGCTTACGCGCTTCCTCGAACTATTCGCTCCACGCGAGGGGGCGCGAGCCGTGTGCCTGTCAGCAGCAGGTGAAGAACCTCGGCGAGCGGCCATGTGTCGCTCGTCGGTGGAGATAGCCGAAACCATAAAACGCGCCCGCGCAAACACGCACAACGCGTGGGTGTCGATCTCGTGCTTTGGTGGGACGCGTCGCAGCGCCAAGGAAGCCGTCGACTGCCGGATGATCGGTGTCGACATCGACCTCAAGTCCGGTGACATCCCGCCGTTCGACAGCAAAACGCAGGCGCTTGAATATGTCCTGCGCACCCCCGAGATCGGCCTACCCCTGCCGACCTTCACCATCGACAGCGGGCACGGTATCCACCTTTGGTACGTTCTTGACAAGGTTTTGCCACGCGAGCGATGGGTCGAAGTCTCCAGCGCCATGTGGGCCGCTCTGGGGTCCGTGCACACGGGCTTCGTCACCGACCCCTCCCGAAAGCGGGACGCGGCCGGTCTGCTGCGTCTCCCCTACACGACCAACACCAAGCGAGACAAAGAGACCAAGCAGCTCCTGCCGGGTGCCGAGACGACGATCCTTGAGGATTACTCGACCGGGGCAGAGATTGACCACGACCAGCTTGTCGAGGTGCTCGCCCGGTTCGGCGACATCACCCGGACCATGCCGCCGCCGCTGCCCGGCAAGGTGTTCGCCCCTATCGAGTACCGGTCCCGGACCGAGACCGACCTGACAGTCCCGAGCATGATGCCGGTGGTCGCGAACTGCAAGGTGCTACGCCACGCTTACGAGCACCAGGACCAGATGGGCTACAACGAGTGGTGGCCGATGATCGCGTCATGCGCCTGGGCCAGTGACGGCCGTGAGGTCGCCCACGCCATGAGCCTGCGCCACCCGAACTACGACCACGCCTCAGTCGACCAGAAGTTCGACGACTTCGCCGACGGCGATTCTCTGCCTCCGTCATGTGCGTACCTCGCGACGTCGATCATGGGCGACAACAGTGCGTGTCTGGACTGCGCCTGCCACATGACCGGCAGGAAGTGGCCGCACCAGCACCCGGCTGTGCAGGACGCGCTCAAGATCGACGAGACGCTGTTGCCTGTTCAGTTAGCTGAACCAACCAGTGAAGAAAGCCCGATTCGCTGCGAGGCTCCGAACACCCCAGAACCCGCAGAAACACTGGCTTCTAGCCCGATTCCCTCACACGTCACCGACACCGGTTCTCGGTTCTACGCGACCGAAGACCTGCGTATGGTGATGAAGTCCAAGAACGAAGACGGCGAGCCTATTATACTACAGCTTGCTGACCACGCCGTGTGGGGAGAGCGGTTCATCTGGAACCCGATCGAGCAGCGCACCGAGATCGGGTTCGGCACAGCCCGCTACGGGCGTGACCGCAAGCTGATCCGCGGCGAGGTGCAGGTGCCCGCGCGGTACATCAGTGGCGAGTGGTCCGGTATGGCTGCGCCCTTCGCCGACTCCGGTGTCGCGCTCGCAGCGGTACTACCCAAAACCAAGAACGCTTTTCGCGAGTACCTGATCGCCGAGCAGAGCCGGGTGCGCGACGAGGCCCGGGCGGTCGAGGTCGCGCACCACGGGTGGCAACCCGATGGGTCTTTCGCCGCGGCGAACCACGTCTTCACGAAAGGCAGTTCCCGCCCGGCGCGGCTTACGGCTTCGGCCAAGGCCCATGAGCAGCGGTTTGCGCGGCGTGGCAGCGCCGACGAGCAGAAGGCGATCCTCAAACTCTACGGCGAGCGCGGCTCCGCAGTGTCAAAGTTCGTTCTGGGTCTGTCCGCTGGCTCTCCGGCGCACGGCTTCCGGGAGCGGGGCGGCACCATCACAGCGCTCGTCGGGCGGACCTCGCTCGGCAAGACCAAGATGTGTGAGTTCGCAGCGTCGTTCTGGGGACGCCCCGACATGCTGCTGATCCGGCCCGAGGCCACGATCAAGTCAGTGTACGAAATGATCGGCACCGCCCGTAACCTGCCGTCGTGGGTGGACGAGATCACGTACTCCGATAAGTCTGACCTGATCCGTATGGTCCACCAGATCGCTGCGGGCGGTGGGCGCGGCGCGCTGAACCGCAACGGTCAGGCCCGAGCGGTCGAGGCCGTGCCAGCGTGGGCGTCCAGCGTGGTCTGGACCTCGAACACATCTATCGTACAGCAGCTCCGGGGCATCAGCGATGCTGAGCGGGCCGTGGCGCTGCGCGTTCTTGAACTTCGGGTGGCCGGTGCCACGCTCACGCTCGACGATCCGACAAGGCTTGCCACCCTCGACCGCGCGTACACCCAGAATTGCGGCCACGTGGGGGCGATGTTGGCCGAGCGGTACGCCAACCACCGAGACCAGCTTGAGGCCGCCCACGAGGCCGTCCTCGACGACGTGGCGAAGATCCTGCCGGGCGGGGCGTCTGGTCCGTACCGGTACTGGGTGCAGGCACTCCAGACATTTGAAACCGGCGCGGCCGCGCTGCATGACATGGGGTTGATAGCGATGGACGCAGAGCAACGAAAAAGAATCCGCGACGATCTGGCCAGACAGGCCCTCGCCGATGCAGGGATGGTCGACATGCAGGTCGTGGACGCGATCCGCCAATACGTCAACGAGAACATCGAGCGGATGGTCACGCTGCGGACGGTGATCGAGAACGGCAAGACCGTGTCGCAGTCCTACATTCCGGCCACCGGCGCCGTCGGCCGTCTGGAGGTCGATGAACCCAATGGTATTATCCGTGCCCGACTCAACGTCACCCGCTTCGAGGAATGGCTGGATCGGCGGTCCTCGACACTCGACGCAGTGATCCATAAAGCGCAAGGCGAGGGCCTGCTGCGGCGTGACGCACGGGCCAGCGCTGACATCTACGCCGGGTGTACCCGCCTTGACCGGGCAGGGCGCGGCATGAGCCGCGGTGTCGAGGCGCCGCTCGTGACGTTCTGGTTACCGATGAAGGTGGACCAAGTGGCGGAGGCACGGGCGAAGCAGGCGGCATCGGTATGACCGCTTACTACAACGAGAACGACCCGAAGGCGGCGGCGTGGCTCCGGGAGTTGATCTCGGGAAACCACATCGCGCCCGGAGACGTCGACGACAGGAGCATCAAAGATGTCGAGCCTCAAGATCTATACGGGTATGACCAGTGTCACTTCTTTGCCGGTATTGGGGGGTGGTCCCTTGCTCTCCGGCTTGCGGGATGGCCAGACACTCGACCTGTCTGGACTGGAAGCTGCCCCTGCCCCCCATTTAGCGCGGCGGGTAAAGGGCAACGATGCCCTGACTGCGGCTGCAAAGATAATATCGGCCACCCTCGACGACCCGGGTATTTTATCTGCCTCGCTTGCGGCTGTTCTCGATTCGCCGATGACCGACACCTATGGCCAGATTTCTCACGGCTCGTCAGAGAGTGCGAGCCTCCAGTCGTCTTTGGGGAGCAGGTTGCGAGCGGCGACGGACGGTCGTGGCTCTCGGCTGTGCAAGCTGACCTGGAAAGAGCATCATACGCCGTGGGGCGCGCCGATGTGTGCGCTGCGGGCGTCGGCGCGCCCCACTGGCGACAGCGCCTCTGGTTTGTCGCTGAACGGCTGGCCGACTCCTCTGGCGGCGGACTCAAGGGGCCGAGCGGGCGCGGCGGCGCACAAGCTGAGCGAACTACCGAACGCAGCGACATTGGCGGGGTGGGCGACACCGGACGCGGCACTGATGAACGACGCGGCAGACCCGGTAAAGCACATGGAACGGCTGGAACGCCTGAAGGTGAAGCACAACAACTCCAACGGTGCGGGCCTGCCGATCGGGCAGATGGTTCACCTAGCGGGATGGGCAACGCCGGTGAACAACGACGCTCAGAAAGGACCGGAGACGCAGCAGGCGAAGCGAGAGCGGGGAGCCAAGACGGGGTACACGCTGCACGACCAGACGGCGATGGTCGGACCGGCCCGCTTGACGGCTTCTGGGCGAATGCTGACTGGCTCCACTGCACGGATGGAAAGTGGCGGCCGACTCAACCCGAGATTTTCCCTCTGGCTGATGGGCTACCCGGCCGAGTGGGCCTCCTGCGGGGAGCGGGCAATGCAATCGTTCCGCAAGTAGCGGCTGAATTTATAGGAGCGTATGATGAAGAACTTGGAAGCGGCTAACCGGATCATGGCCGAGGTTGCCACTGAAGCGGGAATCACGGTGGCAGCCTTAGTGGCGGGTAGGAACCACACTTATGCTCAGGCCAAGCGCCGGGCGGCGATCCGACTCAGCACCGAGTTAGGTGTCCGGCCGCCAGCGATCGCGCGGAGCCTCGGCTACAGAGGTGACAGGAGCGTCAGAGAGACCCTGAAAAACCACCGCGCCGGCGTGGTGTAGCGCCCCTCACTCTTTCAGCTTCATTACGGCCAGCATCGGGTTTTTCCACCCGTGATGCTGGCCGTAAGCTAGCCACGCACGCGATCTACCGAGTAAGACCGCGTGCCCGAACGAAGATGATTTCCCGTGCCGCTTGAACTTGGCCATGCAAAAGCCTTCGAGCATCAGCCAGTATGCTCTGAACATGATCCGCTCCTTAAAGATTGGCTGTTGCGGCCATACAAGGTTCGGATAAATGGTCGTCACCGACCACAAGCTCCGCGCCACAGGCGTAGGCAATGTACCCGTAACAGGTGTTCATTCCGGGACCATCGCACTCGGGACAATCGAAAATTCTAGTGTCGATCAACTCGGTGTTTTCGGGCTTCCATCCTTGATTGGCCTCAACCTGCGCGGCGGTAATCTCCTCCAAAAAGTCCGATGGCAAATCATCAATAGCTTTGCTGCTCATTCCGATGCTCCATTATGTAACGTGCTTAAGCAAACTCGTGTTTGCCGACCAACTCAACAGGTACGCCCGCGCCGCGAGCCTTGCGAACCATATCAGCGGTTCCGCGACCACCGGGAAATGCGACCACCTTGTCAGGGTTCCCCTCTTTCAGCATTCGTGAATTTCGAATAGGTCCAGCCGCCCTACCGTCTTTATCCCAATCTGCTGGGAAGGGTGAATGCAGGACGCCGGGTATCATTTGCGCCGCTGTCATGGCCAGAGTATCCACGCCACGCGCAGCGCCGTGAATAACCACATCGCCGCCCGATAGGTTCTCGACGCACCAGTTATGTACGCTGTCGCTGACTTCGCTGTCTGGCGCGCGGCCTCCGCAGATTAGAACTCTCATTCATCGTCCTCCGGCAATGGCGGCAGGTCAGGGCATCCACCCCGGAACCATCGCCGCACGGTTTCAAGGTTCTTGATGTGCTGCTTCTTCGACGGATCGACTTCCAGCAGCTTCGCCAGTAAAGCCCTTTGCCCGCCGGGATAGATGCAGACGTAGCTTTCGTTATCTACATCATCGTCAGGCCGCGCCCGCAGCTTCCCGGCCTTGTCCTGCTTGCGGAGGAAGGCCATGCGCGCCTCGTTGTCCCGTATGAGAGACGCCCGCCCGAACTGGACGCCAGCGGCCTGTCTGACGGCAATACCGGCGGCGGTGCGCTCGGCAGTCATGGCCCGTTCCATCTCGGCAAGCGCAGCCATGATGTGCAGCATGAACCGCCCTGTGGCCTTGCTCGCATCGAAGCCCTCAGTGAGCGAGACAAAGTGAACGCCCATATCATCGAGGCGCTGCATTTCTTCCAAGATGCCCCGCATATCGCGCCCGAACCGATCGAGCTTCCACACGACAAGGGTATCATGCTCGCGTAGCGATTTGAGCGCCTTCGCCAACTCGGGGCGATTCATGGATTTGCCCGACCGCTTCTCTTCGTAGATATAGAGCGGGTTCACGCCGTACTTAATCAGCGCGGCCTTCTGCATGGTCAAATCTTGATCGTCGGTCGATACGCGAGCGTATCCAACGAGCCTACGTTCTGGCTCATATTCCGGCTTCGCCACCTTAGTCTTTTGTCGCGCCACGCATAATTCCAAACATCTAAATCACGATTTTCTTTTGTCGCGACTTTTGTAGCTTTTCTGCTTGACGATTGCAATAGGGTTTTGTAGTCATATTTGTAGCACGAAACACAACGACAAATGGACGTAGGCGTGGCTGAACTGGTTCCTCTGACCCGAGACCTGTACGCGACGGTGTCTGCCGCCGACTACACGTGGCTGCGCGCTGATACGTGGTACGCCAACACCGACAGTAGAGGCCGGGTCTACGCGAGACGCAGTCGCGACGGGGTCTACATGCACCGCCTGATCGTCGACGCCCCTGCACATCTAGTAGTTGACCACCGCGACAACGACCCCCTTAACAACCAACGGTGCAACCTCCGCCTCACGACGAGCAACCGCAACACTCAGTGGAGCCTACGCTGCTCGTCGAGATCCGGCTACTTGGGGGTGCAGGAGCGGCGCACGCGCTCAGGCACGAAGCGGTACCGGGTCAGGTTGAGTGACGGCAAGGGCAACGAGACTTCGGTCGGCACGTTCGGGTGCTCCGTAGAGGCGGCGCGGGCCTACGATAAAGCAGCCGTGGCATCTCACGGTGCGTTCGCCGCGACCAACTTTCCGATCACCGACTACACAACGGACTTCGATTGTGGGGACCGCGCGCCAGATCAAGATATACCGTTCTCCTAAAACACTAGCTGCGCCTCGTACCCATCGTCGAACGCGGAGCGCAGTACGTCCAGCGCCTCACGGTACATCTGCGTCTCCTGCGCCAGTAGTTCACCTATCTGCTCGGCGTTGTCGCCCGGCGCCCGGCGCAGGTTGTCGACCTGTTGCTTGATCGAGCCGATCTCTCGTTGGACTTTGCCCGCAGCACTCTTGGCCCGCCAGAACCCATCAGGCAAACTGTCGATGAAGGCCGCCGCACGCGGACCCATAGACCCCTTGGAGCGCGGCGAGAAGTTAGGGAACGAGTCCGTGCCGGCGTCACCCGCCTCCACGTCCTGCTTGGCCACCGCCCGGAATGTATTCCGCGCTTCCTCGATGCGCTCCGCGTAGCGATAATACCCCGAGCGGGTCGAGTACTGGGGCGTGCCGGGGAACAGCCCTGTGCCGCGCAGGGCGGCCGCTCCGGTCTGCTCAAGGGTCAGTGTCTCGCCGGTCGAGTACCGCGCCCAGGCGTCCACCCCAGTGCGGGCGACATCACCGAAGGCCCCGGCCTGATCTGTCATCCACTTCATCACGCCCGGATCGACCGAGATACCCGGCTCCTGCCCGATAACGTTACCATCAGCGTCCGTCACGTCCACCGAAAGCGCACTCTCCACAGCGCGAGACATGGCGAGTACGCCGGGGCTGAACCGCGTGGACTGCGGCACTCCGCTGGAGGTCTCGCCGGGGTCGAGGCGGGTCACGTCGGAGTTGAACCGGTTCGTGTCGAACACGTACTCCTGCACCGTGTTCAGTAGGGTCGGGGTCACCGTGCGGATCAAGTCCGCGGCGAAGTTGTCGGTGTCAGCCGCCGTATCGAAGTTGAGTGGTGTCAGGTTCTTGGCTCCGGCGGTCACGAGGTTCGAGCTGATCTCGCTCCAGTCGTAGTCCGAGAACACGGCCATCGCCATCGAGGCCCCGATACTGTTCAACATCCCCGGCAGCCCGAGCTGATCCGGGATCACCGCCGCCAAGCCTTCGCCGTCGCGGCCGATACCCACAGTGCCGGGTAGAACGGTGCCGTTGGTGAAAGTGCCCGGACGCACCCGGTCCCGGCCTTCTTCTGGTCCGTCTTCCTCGTCGGCCCCGATGAACTGAAGTGCCATCGCCGTGGCGACGAAGCCCTTCAACATCATGAAATTAGCCAGCGGCCAGTTCAGGTTCTCGCGCAGCGACTGCGGGCTGAGGTCGACAAGGTTCTGAACCCGGCCATCGTCAACACGTTCGGTCCGCGTCGGGGCTTCACCGCCGCGCCAGATGCGCCGCGACAGGATAGCATCGGTTGAGGCCACCGCCACGTTGAAAAAGGCAAAGTAGGGCGAGCCGAAGCGTGACAACTCGGAGCGGCGGTTGAATGGGAGCAGGCTGTTAGAGACCTCGATCGCGTCATTGGTCGCGTCTGATTTCCGGGCGCCGCCCTGCGTGCGCTGCCGACGGGTCTCGTTAAAGAGCGCGAGCCGGGTCGCGTTATCGAACAGGTTGGTGAAGCCTTCGAGACGGCGGATCGCGCTGCGCCCCGCGGTATCACGCCCGGTGACCCTGCCCCGGCTGAGGCCGGGCAGAGAACCCAGAGCGTTGCGCGTGTCTCGGCTGGCGTCCCCGATCGCCTCGAACGGCGTACGGAACCCGCTGATCTCTTGCCTCGACACAGCGCCGCCAGCGAGACCCGAGACCACATCGTCGATGCCCTGCGAGAACGCCTGCTGTCCGCCAGCATCGACGAACTCGGCGAAGTTGCGTTGCCACGACCCGGCGGGTTCGCTACGCCACCCTTCGAGCAGCCGCTGCTGGGCGGCGGGATCGCCGTAGAAGAATCGACTGAGACGTGCGACGTTCTGGACCGCTTCACCCGCAACCCGGCCAGCGGCCGCCGCGCTCGCACGACCCGTAGTCTCCCCGCCACCGGCGACGAGAGCGGCCTCGGGGAAGTCTCGCAGGAACTGACGGAACACCACGAACACCGGGTCGAGCGACGTGTGTAGTCGCCCGAGAAACCTCGTGGACTGGCCGAATGTACGGACCACGGCGTTGCGCTCGATCCGGGCCTGGGTGATGTGGCGGTCAGTGAGCGCCGTCAGTAGCTGCCCGTCATTGACGCGCATCAGCGTCGGGTTACCCACATCGTCGTAGGCCACCAGCGTGTTGCCCTCGGCGATCAACTTGCGGAAGTCCTCGCGGCCCTTCTCGTCGGTCAGGTCGAAGTCCTCGATGAACTCGATCGCCCTGCCGAACTGCGTGGTCCCGTCGCCATCAGCCTCCAGCGCCTGAATGTCGCGCGCGAAATCACGCACTGAGCGGTGCAGTTCCTGCGTCGCCACGTCGTTAGCCGAGGTCACAGCCTTGGCTTGGAGTAGTACGAGCGGGTGCGTGGTCGGCGGCAGAGCCGAACCCTTGACCGGGCTGAGGAAATTGTTGTTCGGGCGCGTGGTGAACGGGTCGAGGTCGTTGTCGAACATGGCCGGAGCGCGGGACTTCAATACGTCGAAGCCAGCGAAATCAGTGTCGGTCGCCTGCGCCAGCGCCGGGTTGCTGGACCTGAAGGTCTTCACGAGATCGGCCGTCGCCCCGGCTTCCTCGGCACGGGCTTCCTGCGGCATGTAGTGGGTGATACCCATGGCCTTCGCGAGGGCTACACCGCGGGTACCGTAGGTGCCGCTGCGGCGCTGGGCGTCGAAGAACTTCTCCCGTAGCGCGCCGAGAGCACCATCAAGGGTCTGGCCGCCCACGTCCGTGTCGCGCGCCAGCGCACCAATCCGCTGGCCGATGGGGCCGGTGAGAATGTCGTCGATCGTCTGGCGGGTGTAACCCGTGATGTTGCGCCATGCGGGCGAGCCGGGGTCGAGGGCTTCGAGCACATCCTGCACCTCATTATCCTCGGCGTAACGCCGTAGATCCGCGATGTAGGTACCGACGCGGGGCGACCCCTCGCCCCCCGCGATGATTTCTTCGCGGAGTTGGCGCCGGTAATCGTTGAAGGCCGCGCTGTTACTACGGATCTGGTTCAGGACAATCGCCGGTACGCGGTCGAGATAGTCCCGCGCGTTGAGCCAAGACATGTAGGCGTCGTCGAACTCGGTGCGGCTCATACCGGAGTTGTCGAACATTTGCTGGCTGACCTGAGTGATAGCTTGCAACTCGGGTTGCATCCCGTTCGACACCGCCGCCGAGACGCGGTTCGCCCTGTCTTCAGCCTGACGGATACCCGCCGCGCTACGCCCGGCCTGCTCGCCCAGTGTCTCGCGTACCGCACGTGACAGTCGCCCGAGGTAAGCGACCGAGTTGAACAGCCGACGGTACACAGCCTGCGGCCGCGTTTCAGCCACCACCGAGAAGTTCTCCCGCTCGCGGGTTCCGCGCAGCACGTCGCGGGCACGGGCCAGACGCGCGTCGCGCATCATGGGGTTCAAATCACCGGTCTCGCTGTCGCGGGCGATCTGCACGAGGCGGCTGACCCACCGGGCACCAGCGTTGCGGGTCGGGAGACCCGCGCTGTCAAGCCCGCGGCGCAGTCTGTCCACGACCGAAGCGCCGCCCTGCCCGACCGAGCCACCGTCAGCGACGACCTCGGCGATCTTACCCAGAACTTCGTCGGCAATGGACTCCACGAACATCGGTGTCTGGAACAGGCGGCTGATCTCTTTATCGTCGAATCCCCGGTCACGCTTGAGCGAGCGGCGCATCTCGCCTTCAACCCCGCGGCGCAGCTTGTACAGGTCCGGGTCGATCCGGGTGTTTGCCACCTGTATCTGGGCACGAACATCGCGGTACGTCGCCGGGTCGAGCAGGTCCGCCATACGGTAGTGGCCCACGATCTCGTGAGACAGAACACGCTCCAGCGCAGCCTCGTCGGCTATGGCCTCGCGGATCAAGACAACCTCGGCGCCGCTCTCCCGCTGCGTGAACTGCCCGGCGAAGCGAGGCACCGTCTGGATGTAACGGCGCACGGCGTCCTGATCGGCGGTGCCGTCGTACGTCTGGGCGAGGTCTTGCAGGTACGCATCGAACGTGTCGAACGAGCGTACAGCGATGTTCTCGCCCCTCAGCCCGCGGCGAACTTCTGCCACCCGGTCGGCAAAAGTGTTCGCGCTGATGGGGTTGGGCACCGCGTCGCCCAGCTTGAACCGTGTATCGGTCTCGCCCTCAACGACTGGGTTCAGCAAGACATCGTTGACCGTATCGCGGGCCACCTGTTCCTGCTGACCGAGCGCATTAACCGCATCGGGTGTGGGTGGGGTCTGGAGCGCAGCTTCAACCTCAGCGTTGGGCGCCATGGGCCGGGCCAGCTTTGCCGCCCTGACCTGTTCCTCGACGCCGTCCCCGGCGCGTGACGCCTCGAAGTACATGTCTTGCCGCTGAGACGCCTGCTGTGGTCCCTCGATCGCACGGATCTGGTCCGGTGTGGGTTCGCCAACCTCAACGCGTTGGCCGGTCTGCGCTTCATAACTGGTGGCGTGGTGGCGCAGACGAGCCATGCCGCTGGTGAAGCGGGCACGGGCTGTCACGGGCGCGGAGCGAGCAAACTGGTGGGCACGCTGTAGCCGGTTCGCGGCGTCGCGCAAGCCGTGCAGCGAAGCGCTGTTGATGTGGCTGTCAGGTAGTGCCTGCACCCGCCGCACGATCTCGCTCAGCGGCTCTTGCTGCAACGCAGGGTCAACACCTTCGAGTTCTTGCGCCAACGACACCGCGTCGAGGCCCTGCCGAGCGTCAGTGGCGGTCTGGTCAAACGGCGTGCCGAGCGTCGCCAGCGGGTCGATTCCCGGCGTAGACTGGAGAGCCGACACGATCGCCTGCGCGCCGCGCTCGACCTCAAGTGGCGTAGCCCGCGGATTAGGCTGGAGCGAAGCGAGCGGATCGTCGCCCCGCTGAAACCCCGTGTCGATCGCCGTGTCGTCGATAGCAGGGCCGTAGAGGTCACCGTCGGGGATGTTCAGATCCCGATCAAGGACACGCTCAAGGCGCTGCTCTCGGATCGCCCGTTGCTCGGTAGCGTGCGCTACAGCCAGAAGATCGGCGACCGGGGTCTCCGAGCGCAGCGTCCCAGTAGGGCCAGTGGCTGCGAAGAACCCGTCGCCCCCCTGCGTAAGCGCGAGGCCGTCGATCTCAAATTCTGCGTCGCCTTGCTCGATCGCTTGAATAGTCTGGCGGGCGAGCTGGGCGCGCTGGATCGGTGTAGCCGTATCAGCGAGAGCGCGCACGAAAGCGTTAATCTGGGCGGAGCCGCTGGCTACCGTGCCCTCGGGACTGTCCTGCCGCAAGTCCTCGGACCGGTTGAGCGCAGCCCGTACGCGGCTGATCCGCGCACCTCGGTTCGCACCGTCGAACGGAGCCTGAAGCCGGTCTAGTTCTGCCTGAGCGCGCTCAAGCGACACCTGCACATATGACCCAGCGCTGGCAGTCTGCGACAGTTGGTCGGGTGGTAGGATCGCCCCTTTGCCGACACCTTCTGTCGACTGCGCCCACGCCTCGACCGCCTGCGGCGAGCGCAGGTAGGTCACAGCGGCGTCCTGCGCGGCCCGCTCCTGCTGTGCCAGATCGGTCTGCGCCTGCGCTGCGGCCACGACAAAGGCTTCCTGCGCGGCCTCAAGCTGGGTATCACCCGCGGTCTCTACGCGCTCGGACACAGCGCCCGCGGTGCGTTCCTGTAGGTCGTCCAGTACCGTGAGGAAGTCGGTGTCTTCGAGGTCTGGGTTACCCGGCTGTGCTGCGGCAGCGTAGCCCTTGGTCAGTGCCTCACGACGGAGCGGGCTATCGTTCTCGGGTACAGTCTGCCACGCCTCGGCGCCCGGCTCACGGTAGACAACCTGCGCGCTGTCGAGGGCGACGGCGAAATCTCGGCCATCCGGGTCCGAGTAGTAGGTCTCGAACTCTTGGTTGGGTGGATACGCACCATTGTGGGCGTCGAGCGCAGCCGTGTCGCCGGTGCGGCCGGCGCGACCGAACACGGCGTTCTGGCCCACAGGGAACCCGGCGTCCGTGACGTTCTGGCGTTTCCTGAATTGAGTGGCCTCAGCACCGAAAGCGGCGTCTTGGCGGGTCGTCTCAGCGTTACCGACCGGGCCGATGACCGACGGATCGTTACTGGCGCGAACGGCGAGATTGATGTTCGTGATCGGGTCACCATCACCGGGTGTCGAGTTAGCGTACCGCGCGGCGTTGTCTACCAAGCGGCGGCGTTGCTCGGCGTCGGTGCCGTCGAGATACTCGCGGAAGTCTCCGGTGTCGGCGAGGCGGCGCAGACGCTGCGCATCTTCCGGCTCAAGCCCGGCGGCACCAGCAGCATCCGATACGCTGAACGTCCCGACATTGCTCGGGCGGCGCTGCGCGCGTTCTTCGTCGGCCCGTTCGGCTAGGGCGTTGCGGTCAGCACCTTCGCGCCCGTAGTCTGCGGCGAGCTGAGCCGAAGGCACGACACCAAGTTCAGGCGCGAGCGCGAAGCGCGACGCCAACTCGACCTCGCGGACTGTCTCGCCGCTGGCAATCGCTGCGCCGCCGTCAGGTGTGGTCGCGCTACGTACCGGAGGCAGAACCTCGGGTGGCGGCACAGGCAATGCCTGCGGGCGAGCAGCCTCAGCGGCCCGCCGCTGTGTCTCAGTGGGCGGAGGCGGGCCGACCTGCTCCGGCTGCGGGTTGCGCTGCACAGCACCGACCGCGCCGCCTGTGGCACCGCCCAAGATAAGGCCAGCCGCCGCGGCCTGCCCCAGTGCGGCTTCATCCTGGTCAAGCCCACCCACGAAGTTCGGTATCGCTGACTGGCCCAGTTCTTCGGCTGCCTCGGCTGCGCCCTCGCGTACCGCGCCCGTGACCGTGCGGCGAACAACACCGCCCCGAGCAGCCGGGAGAACGTCACGCCCGGCTTGGACGCTACGCGAAGCCAGACCTTTACCAAACCCCATGACCGCCAGTTCAGAAGCCGGGGCGATGAAGGTCGTCACTGCGGTAAGTGCGCCCCCGTAGATGCGGCCCTGAGTGGCTTTAACGCGGATGTACCGGTCACGGGCTTCATCGTAGGGCACGTCTTCGTGCACAGAGATCGTGTCATAGAACTCTTGGAAATCGGGCAGGTTCGGAAGCAGTCCTTCGCGGTCCAGTGCGAGATACTGCTGGCGTGTGTCCTCGCCGACCTCGCCGGCGCTGACAAGCGCTTGGCCCGCAGCTACCGACCCGACACCGTTCAGCCGCGCTGCGGCACCGACAGCGACGTTCGGGGCGAGACGGGGTGCTGCTGCGGCTACACCGGCGCGGATGCCTCCTGTGGCGAGACCACCGGCGGCAGTCGCACCAAGGCCGTACGACAACATCTCGGAGATGTACTGCGTCCGGTAGGGGCTGGACATGACTGTCTGTAGCGAGCGTCCGAAACTCTCACCGAACGACGCGTCCGGGTTATCCGCGGCCTGCTGCGCGAGCTGCTGCTGGACCTGAGCCGCCCCGGGCAGTGCGATGGACTGCTGCACCCCTTCCCGGAAATCGGTGATGTTCTGGTCAACGCCGTCCAGAAATTCCGTTTGCCGAGCGATAAGTTCTTCGTCCGGGCCAAACGGGTTCAGCCGTTCCAACGCCACTAGCCCCCGGCCGGCGAGCGTGCCGAGCCGCGCGACACCGACCCCGGCCCCAAGCGCAGCCTGCCCCGCGAGATTGTCGAGCGAACCCAAGAAGCCAACGTCATTCGCGCGCTCTGCTTCTCGGGCGCTTGCGCGGCGACTGCCACTCTCAGCCTGAAAGCGGTTCAGGCGCTGCTGATACTGCGGAGTAAGCTGGTCACGCAGGGAACTGATCTGTGTGCGGGATGGCGGCGCACCGTTGGCCTGAGTGAATCGGCCAATGGCTACACCGATCTGGTTATCGACGAGCGCTGACGCCGCGTCGTCGACCGTTTCAAAACCTGACTGCGACAATCCGCGCAAGGTCAGATCGTTACCAGTGAACGTACGGAACTGCGTACGCAGATCATCGTCGATCCCGCCGAGCATGTCTTCGTTGAGCTGGTCCAAGGGGTCCATCAGCTACTCCGCAACAGTACCGTGAGCCTGCGCCTTAGAGCACTCCCGAAGGGGTCTTGGGCGGCGTCACCGAATCCGGGCAACGTACCATGACGCGTGAAGTCGTCAAGGGTCGGGCCGGTGTCAGGCAGGGACTGGATGATGTCGTTCGGGCGCACAGTCAGCGGTGACGGAATTGCCTGCGGCGGGGGCGGCGGTGCGCTCGTGTTCGGGGGTGGGGGGAACCCTCCCTGTAGCTGCGGCATCCCGGAGACCGGAAAAGTCTGCGCCCGGCGCTCAGCCGCGATCTGCTCAGCATGACCGAACAACGACACGCCGATACTGTCACGCACAAACAACGGGTCTTGCGCGGTACGCGGACTTACGGCCCGGGCGAAGACCTCGTCGCGGTTCATTGATTCGCCCTCAGCCACGCCTGCGCTCGGCGGCGGGCGCTGCGGTCAGCCAAGCCCGTCCCCAGCGTGGCGATGTAGTTCTGTACTGCCAGACGGTTACCGGGTGTGTTGTCGAGCGGGGCGCCGGATCGCAGCCGCACACCTACCGAGGCAGCCACGGCAGGAGCAGCGGCGACGGACTGACCATTAACCGTGGGTGCGCCCGGGCGAGGGGCACCGATGGGTACGCCGCCGACCACGGTGGGCGCAGATTGCGGCGCAACATTAACAGCGCTTGGGGGAGGCGGAAGCGCAGCTACTGGCGCAGCTACTGGCGCAGCGCTGGTTGGGGTAGGCGCAGGAGCAGGGAACCCGGTAGTTGGGTCCGCTGTACCGACGCCGATGAACGCGCCAAGATCCTGCGTTGAGAGGGTACCGAGACCCGAAACCCGGCTCGGCGCCGGCACAATGTTGCCGTCGGCGTCGACAACCGAGGTCCGTACCGAGACTGCCCGAAGCTGCGCCTCACGGGCGAGCGCGGCAGGATCAACGGCCGGGATTATCTGCGCAACGGCCTCTGCCTGACGGATCGCTTCGTTCGTCGCGAAGGTAGTCTGCGTGCGGTTAGCGGCTTGCTGGCGCCCGAATTGCGCCACGGCGAACTGGTTCTGTCGGTCGAGCAACGACACCTGTGCCTGATCTCGGGCTTGGTCCCGCTGTAACGTGAAATCGTTCTGGCGGCGCTCGCGCTGGAGCGTGTTCAACTCCCGCTGTGCTTCCAGGCCAAGCGTGAACTGATTGCGGTCCTGCTGGAGCGCAAGTTGATTGGAGAACTGCGCGTTCTGCGACGCGGCGCGAAACGCTTGGTCCGACTGGGCCAACTCGACACGCAAGGCACGGTCCAATTCCTCCGATCGACGACGGTTCTGCTCGGCCTGTATATCAGCGGCGAGCCGTGCTTCGTTGAGGTTAGCGGTGTCGGCGGCCTGAATACCTTGAAGGAGGCTACCGAACGGGTCAGCGAAGATTTGCGTCGGCATCAGAGTACCCCCGTGAACTGGCCGCCACCCGTAGCGCCACTAATCGGTGCGGCGTACCCACCAAGCAGCCCGCCGCTGGACGGCTCGAACGGCGCGTACACACCGCTATTAATCAGCGAGGAAGCCTGCGGAACCTGTACGGGCGCCTGCTGCTGAAAGCCCCCAAACCCAAACGACGTCGGTTGCCGCGTGGTCTGGTACCCGAGAAACGAGAACGCTCCGTTACTGATCGCGGCAAACGACGACCCCTGTGCGGCAAAAGCCTCACCGAGACCGCCGGCCGCGCGAGTGAGGCTACCGACCGCCGTACCGATTGCGTTCACTGACGCACTGGCAGCGCCGACTGCGCCACTCAAAGCGGACAAGCCAGAGTTGACCGCAGCGACACCGCCGTTAACACCGGAGATAACCTGCGCGCGGGCATTGGCGGCGAACTCGGCAGCGGCGGCACGGCGGCGGAAATACCACTGGTCAATCTCGAACTTGAGGCGGACTTCCTCGCGGTACGCATCGTTGGCCGCGCCAACACGCGCGGTGGCCGCAGCAATCGAGAAGCTGATTTCCTCGGAGCAGCAGCGGCCACTGGCGTACTTGCCACGACGGCGAGCGGCGTCTTGTCGCGCCCGGTCAAACTGCCCTTGTACCGCGGACATGGCCCGGCCCTGCGCCGCGCTGAACTGCGGTGTGTATTCTTTGGGTAGGCAATAGGCGTCGTCGAGGAAGCGCAACTCGTAGTCGCGCATGTCCCCGTCGTAGCGGTTGAACAGGTCTTTTTGGCACTGAAACGCCGGTACCGTGATCTGCTCGAACGTAGGCCGCACGACCTGCTCGTAGTTGGACTTGGTAACTTCATCGTAGTTACGCTGCGCCAGTTGGAGGTAGTCGTCGGCTTGACCGACCACGCGCTCCTGCAACTTGATCTGGTCTTCCAGTGCCTGCTGCTGGCGGATTACGCCGTAAACACCAATCAGGCCCAGCAGAATATTACGCGCGTTGGTCAGCGTCTCGTTCTGCTGGCACTGGCTTTCCAGACACGAGATATAGCTGGTGTACACATCATCGGGTAGCCCGCCGTCCGGTGGGTTTGGTAGTGGGACGCCGCCGCCCGCAAAAATAGACATTCTAGTCCCCTACCATTGTCTCGGTCAGGCGTTCACGCAGGCCCTCGACGGAGCCGCCAGCGAGCATCACCGCCTGCACAACGAACGAGTAAACCGTGGCTCGGGTGCTGACCTCGCGTTCCTTGGCCTCTATCCAGCGGCGCTGACCCGCAGCGTCGAGGTTGTTATAGTCGGTGGTCGGCGCATGCGCGGCACTCTCGATCCAGTCCATAACGGCGAGTTGGAGTTGCGGCCCCAGCACCGAAGCGTGATGGACCCAGAACGGGTTGTTGGGCAGATCATAGGTGAACAGCCGCGGGAACACGAGTACGGCGTCCACATCACCCTCTGTCATAGTCAGGCCGGGCCGTGCGCGGCGCACGGCCTTGAACACAGACATGATCTGCGAAAGTGCCCTCCGGGCGTTTACGTCGGGGCACCCATCAAGAGCCGCGTAGAATTTATTCTCGTAGTCACCCGCCACCGCTCCGCTCCGTAAGTTCTACGACCGAGGTAGCCACGTGGACCTCGTGCACCCGCGTCGTTCCTTCCAGTTCTATCTCAAAACACTTACCACGGCCACAGATCGGTAGCAAGAACGGGTTGCCATCGGATACTTCACGATCGAGTACCAGATCGCCGTCCTGATAAAACCGGAACCGCACAGGCAGGCCGTAATCCGCATCGACCTTGGCGGCCTCCATCGACAGCGTGCCCTGCGCCACAAACTTTTTAGACCGCCACCGATACGGCAGGTACTCGCCACCCTCCGCCCACGCGTACACGCCGTCTTCGCCGCTGTGTAGTAGCCGACCGCTGACGCCCTTGTGCTGCGCCCGAGGACCGTAATCCAGGGTCACCAGATCGCCGAACTCTGGCCCGGCATCCCCGGAGCGCACGTCCATAGACCAGCCCTTATCGAAAGGGTAGCACGAGGCGTAAAGTTTACCCTCGCACCACTCAAGACTATCGGGGTTCCACTCGCGCCAGCCGCAATCATCGACCCTGAGCCGACCGATCTCCGTGATTCGCGGACCTTGCAAAGCGAACAGCCCGCGCGGTGAAGCAAGAAACGCGCCATCCTGCGTCGCCACAATCGAGCGCGGGTTGTTGAGTGGAGCGGACATGCCGTACGGCTGGATCGCCACATCAAGCAAGGACCGTTGCGTCACGGGGTCGACGGCCTCGCCCAACACAGCCCGGTAGGGGCGACCCGACGTGCCGACAAAGACCTCGTCGCCGTAGACGGCGAGGCCGCGGATGCGCTCGGGTAGAGTGAACCGGTACCGGTCAGGCCAGTTGTGCGGCTCGTGGCGCTCAGAAAAATGAAGCTGATTCCGGGCGAACCCGACAAGATGCCCCGACTCCATCTCGCGAACACCGGTCAATCCCGAGGGCGGGCAACATACGTCGGTGGTCAGCAGCGTAGAAAAAGCGATCTCGCTCAACGACAGGTCGTCTGTGAAGGTGGCCGTGCCGGGGTCGAGCGACGCAACGAGCTGGAAGGTCGGCGCCACAGCTTCGCTGCCCGACGGCGTCGCGCCAGTACGGTAGAGCCTAACCTCGCACACATGCGCGGGTGGGGACGAGAACCCGGCAACAGACCACGACCCGTTATCCCAAGACTTGCCTGCCAGTGTCGCGCAAGCCGGTGCGCTCTCGCGCCCGAACTTGTCCGCCCAGGTGTAGGTGTAGGCTCGCTCGTCGGGCGACTCATAGTCCGGCCCGGACCCCACATCTATGCGGTCCACGACGAGCGCGGCGGGTGGCTGCGGCACACAGACCGGGCACACCTCGTCGCCGCATAGTTCTTCCTGTGTCGGCTCTTGTGGTGCGCCGTCCGCGGTCTGCCCAAACACGCCGACAAAACCGAAGTCACCGCAGTCAGAAATCAGGGTCGGCCAGACGCAGTCGTCCCAGCACCAGACCCGTCCGCAGCAGCCGTCGGTGTCGGGGCTTTCCCAGATCGTCCTGTGCTCGGGCGCGTCTTTAACCTTGAGCGGTGCGCGGACCGACCTGAGCGAGCCATCCGTCAGCTTGGTGTTGTGCGCCACCTGCGCACCGGTCGCGGCCAAAGCGCGGTTAGAAACGGCCGGTCGCAGCCCTCCAAACCTGTCAATGCGGATACTCGGCATGACTAGCCACCGACGTTATTGTCAGGCTCGGTGTTGTCTCCACCGCCGCCGTCACCGCCGCCGTCCGTGGTCTGCACGAGTACACACTCCCCGTTGATGATGGCCAGAAACTGATAATCGCCGGCATTGGCTGGCGGCACCACGGACGCAGTCTTGATCGCAGCGCACACAGCCTCGAACGTGATCTGGGCGTCCTGACCGTCTGCGCCTGCCTGACCGTCTGCGCCGTCATCACCGTCTTCACCGTCCTGCCCGTCTTGTCCTGCCACGCCGGGCTGACCTGCGGCACCGGTGGTCCCGACCGTACCAGTCGCTCCCTGCCCGCCCATAGGGCCTTGCGGTCCTTCGTCGCCGTCGTCGCCCTGCGGACCAACATCGCCCCGATCACCTTTAGGGCCGACCCCGCCGGTCGGTCCAACCACGCCGTCACAGCAGGTCGTGTCCGGGCGAACCTCCGGGAATGTCGCCGAGATAGACGTGACCTGCCCGCACTCGTTCACGGTGATACCCGCGTACGCGCCCGGCGTTGTACCCGTAGGCTCGAACTCCAGCGCGCCAGTGGTCTCGTTCCAGCGAAGCCCCTTACCCAGCGGCAACGCGTCCCGGATCAGAGCGAGCGCGGCAACAAGACCGTCAGTGCTTCCGCCCGCGCCGTCTCCATCGCCGTCTCCATCGCCGTCTCCATCGTCGTCCTTCGCCACGACCTCGATCAGTACAGCTTTCGTACACACGGGCCATGCGCGCGGCGTAGTCCCTTTATAACCGCGGGTGACCCCGTCAGCGGCGACTAGGATACGCTCAGAGAACGATGTGCCGCACAGCAGCACATCCACGCAGTTACCGCCGTTCAGCGCCGCGTCAACCTGCGCCTGTAAGCCAGCCGAGAAAGCCGCGTACTCCGCGCTAGCTGAGATCGGAATGGTCGTGATGTCAGTCACCGCAGCACCCACACGTACAAGCCTCGCCGCTCTGTCCGTAGCCCTCGCGCTTCATCAGGTCGAGGTACACGGTCGCGCACTCCACGCATTTATCGTCGATCAGAACCAGACTGTAAACATCACAGTCAAGGCAGCAGGTGTTGATCTCGGCGGCGACGAGGCAGTGACCTTTATCCGTAGGCCGGCACGCCCGCCGTACAACGCAGCCCTGCCTGACCTCAACGCACCAGCCTTTCAGGGTCTCGGGTGTCTCAGATACAGCGAAAGCGACCGTGACTTTCTCGCCACGCTTGGCGCGGACTTCAGCGGTGGCCAGCGCGGCGCGCGGCGTGACCGGCTTGTCCGGGTAGTCTCGCGCCTTACCACGGCCCCGGCACCCGTACAGGTCTTGGCTGGTCCACACTACCATCAGATAAACCTCCGGGCGCGGGCGATTAGCGGGCCTTTCATCTGTCCTCGCTCAGTGTCAGACCGCGCCTCCGCGACACGATCGTCGAAAGCCCGCTTGCGCAGCGCGTAGGCGTTCGGGTCGTACCATGCGGCGTCGGGCATATTAAGCGCCATCCCCGTAGCGTATTCGGCGAGCGTGTTAGCGTGCTCGTGCAGGAGGCAGGCATCCAGCGCACACGCGCCCTCCGCCGGAACTACCACTACCCGCAGCTCGGCGGTACCGCCACACGAGGGGGCTGGGTTTATCCACAGATCCTGCGGCTTCTCGTAGTAGTAGGACATGGGAACGCAGTCTACGTCCGCTATGCACCGGACCGCCCTCAGCTTCCGGCCGCACTCCGGCCCATGGACGTCCTCGATGGCGTGCAACCGCACGTCGGGGTCGCAAAGCTGGACGATCTGGTGCCGCTGGTCAGACCCAAAGTTCACGAAGACCGTGCGCTTGAGCATGTCCGTGCGCCGCGCAAACTCAATCGCCGCGTTACGGACATGCGCCTCGGCCACAACAGGTGGAAGCCCGTATATCGACGCCAGCACCATAGGCGTGAAAGAATCCAGTGACGCCATCGGCGCGCGGTTGGTCTCACAGCACGTCATGCCAGCCGCACCCCTTGGAGGTCGCGCTGCGCCCCCAGATTCTCGTTACCTTCTCCGGTCTTGCCGTAGTTAAAGCCCGACTTGACGCGGCTGGCGCTTTGGTAGTCGGCGTTCAGCGCAGCGTAGAACTTATCGCAGTACCGCTGGGCCTGAGCGACATGGAACGCGCTCTCCACCTGGATGCTGTGCATCCGGTAAAGCATGAAATCGACGATCTGCGCGTCGTAGGTAGCGGGAAGCGGAGAGCAATCCGAGCCGAGAACTGCGGCCGGGCTGGAATTTGTAGCCACCACACCAACCGTGGCCGTGACGCCGTCAGGTGCTGGCGGGCTGACCTTAAAGACGGCCGGACTGTAGGAGACACCCGCGGCTGACTGAGGGCTGTAAGACTTAGGGTCGTCGTTGCTTTTGTCGGCGCAAGAGACACCGCCGAAACGCTCGGCCATGACCGTATCAAGGCGGTCGCCCACAGTCTGCGACGCCACCGTGCCATCGGCCGAGATCGTCGATGCGTCCTCGACCTCGATAAAACAGTAGCCCGCGGGGAGTTTTTGTGTGCTGCCCGGAACAAGCTGTACGGGGATCGTCTCCACAAACTCGGAAGGGCGAAGCCCGGCGACCTCAGCGATAGCCTCGTTCGCGAAAGCCAACACCTTTGCGGTACCGAAGCGGTCCCCTTTAGGGTCGTTGTAGAGGCAGAGGGCGCGTTCGATCAGCGCGCTAATCTTCGTGGCCATCTGCCCTCCAAGGGCGGGACTAGCCGCCCAGTTTCTGCACTTCCGTCTGGAGCGCGGCGATCTGCTCGCGCATCATGTCAAGCTGTGCCTGAACATGCTGCATCTGGTGCTGCTTCACCATCCCGTCGATCGCGGCGCTGGGGTCGGGCATCGCGTCCGACACAGGGGCGGACGCGTGCATGTTCTTCGGGACAACCCGCTTATACTGGTCGAGAGCCATCCACGCCGGGTTACCCTCGGCGAGTTGTTCAGTCCAGACGTGGTCCTTGCCCGTGCGTGGGTCGCGCAGGTACGTAATCCGAGGCGGTTCCTGCGGAGCGGAGGCGGCGCCGTTGGGCGCCTCTCCGGGCATATGCGTAGGTGCCTGCATCAGACGCGCCGTGTCGGACGGTTCGGCCACATCGACATCTCGTCCCACTTGGACATCGCCGCCATATCACCGGTGCAGTACGTGTCGACCACAGGCGACACGAGGAAGTCGATGCACTTGAAATCTTCTTCCTCGGGAAGCGTGACGATCTCGATCGACAGCATATCGTTCTGGTTCACATACCGCCCGGGCTTGTTGCCCGGTGACTGCACGCAGACATAGTCGGACGGTAGACCGCACTCGGTACCTTCGAGTGGCACGCTCTGGCCGAGGTCCAAGCCCTCGATGATCGGTAGTCCGATCGCATCCAGCGGCCGTTCCTCGCCGTCAGGGTTGAGCGACTGCGCGCACGCCTGGAGACCAATGTTGACCGTGAGGCCGGGCACCGGGTTCCGTAGCGCCCACCAAACGCCGTGCAGCGTCGACCACTTCGGGATGATGACGGCGTTGATGACATCACCGACCTGGACCGGACACTCCATGAAGTAGGTGCCCTGCGCGGCCACGCCGACTTGCAGCGGGCTGGTGTTACACTCTTTCCGGTCCGGGTTGAGCGCGAACATGATCGAGGCGCGCGCACACCCGCTCTTGCGGATGTCGATCTCCATCGGGAAATCTTTGTGCGGCGCTCCGCCTTGCGGCAGAAGATCGCGGTAGCGCCCGTCGTTACCGCGGTCGCCGCCGTAAGCGAGCATGTGGTTGCGAGGCATCGTGGTCTCCTATTATCCGCAGCAGAGCAGTTCAGGCTCGTCGTCGAAGCAAATGTAGGCATGGCCCAGTGCTTCAGGCAGTGCGACACCGAAGCCGTAAACCTGAAGGCCGTACCAGAACATGTCGAACGGGTTGTGTGGGCCGCCATTGGTCTGCGCAGTCTTGGTGATCTGCGTCGCAAAGGCGAGCGCGTCACGGTGGCCGAACATGACGTTGTAGGCCGTCTTGCCGCTGGTCGGGTCTTCGACCGGCATGACGTTGTTTGAGAAGTACACGGTGCCCGAGAAGACGCCGGGAACCTGCATGGACGTGCCAGCGGCGAACGCGCGATGTGGGCCGGAACCAACGAAGTTGGTGTTGGCGAACGCCTGAGCGAAGGTCATCTCGGCGCAAAGCGGCAGGACGATGAACCGACCTTCGCGCGGCACGGAGTGCTGACTCAGGATGTTATCGACCTGCGCCATAAAGAGGCGAAGATCTTTGGGGGAGACCAGCCGCGGCGCTCCAAGCTTACCGAGGTTGATGCCGCCGCACTTACAGCCGGCGTCGGCGCCGCTGTTGGTGGGGTGCGCCTCGGCGTAAATCTGACCGAAGATCTGGCGCTCGATAACCTCGGACATCGCAGCATTGGTCTCGTCAATGTACGACGACTGGAGCTGCGTCCACATCGGCATCTGGTACTCGTCGATACAGTCAACCTTCAGGCCCCAGTACAGAGCGCGGTTGATGTGTAGCGAGAACGTTTCCGAGTGGAGCGTGTCAGCCTTGAGCGGTCCGTCCTTCTGGTAGGTGCGGACGGCAACGCCAGGGGAGCGGTGGAAGTAAACGGTGTCGCCCTGATTACGGATGTCGCCGTAGTACCCCATGTTGGTGATCTCACCAAAGATCGTGGAGTGGCGAAAACGAGCAATGACCCGATTCGAGTACACCGGCGGGATGTGCGACGGCGACATCTGCGGGTATCCGGCTGCGGCCGGAACGGTCATCGGGTGAAATTTTCCGGTCTGTTCGGCCTGAGCCATCTTGACATTCCTCAGCTATGGGCTGGGCGGTATCCTACACTCACGAGAACAACCGCGCAACCCTGTTTTGTCAGCGGTATCCGCCGCTCTGTTGCGCCGCCAACGCGGCCTCTACGGCTTGGTACTCGGCATCGGTCGCGCGTCCGCGCGCGTAACGGTCCATGACGTCCTGCACTTGCTCGCGGCTATACTGTGGCTGCTGCGACGCGCCCGGGTAAAGCTGCGCGCCCGGCGACACATGCGGCGCGGAGAACTGCTGCTGCGCCACAGGAGCAAACCCGTTGCTCATGGGCTGCGGTTGGCCCTGCGTCTGTGTTTGCTGGGCATTCTGGAAACCGCGGAAGACGTCGATCAGTGCGCCAGCGTTCCGGTTCTGGTGAGCGCTGCGCATCAGCGAATCAACCGTGATACCGCCGGGCAGAACCGTGTTGCGGTACTGCTGGAACTCTGCGCTACCGGCGATACGGTCGAGATCGGGTACTGCGGCACGGACACTGCCTTGGTAGGTCTGGTCGCGGAGACTGTCGAGGTCACCGCGGATACCTGTGGCCTGCTGTACCTGCTCCGACATCTGACCGAAGCGCGGCGCGACGTGCTCGTTCAAGGCTTCGGCAATAAGGCGGTTGATCGCAGGACGGTGCTGCTCCCACGCAGACACGTCCGCCTCGGGTACCTGTACCGCGAAGGGGTCTTGCTTGGGTTGCTGGGCGGCTGCAAGCTGCTGCGCGATCTGCTGTACAAGCGTGGCTTGATCCTGCGGCTGCTGTTCCTGCGGTTGGGCCTGACCGAAACTGTCGAAAAACGGCTGCTGAGGGGTTTGCGGCTGCTGCGGCTGGAACTGCTGAGGGGCCTGCGGCTGCGGCTGCTGGAACTGCTGAGGGGCCTGCGGCTGCGGCTGCTGGAATTGCTGAGGGGCCTGC